CACCATTTCGAATAATTCATCTACGGTGATATAATGAAGATTATATTTATCGATTAATCGTTTCGCTTCATCGTAATCCACTTCAGCTAAAACCGTTACGATGTTCTCCAGTACAATAGGGCCACTGTAGAAGTGACGTCTACCCATAAAGAAACGTTCAGTTGAAGCATTCGTAAATGCCGTTGCAGTACGACAAACCGATGTTAAAGTCGAGTGACCGCTTCGGTTAGCAAGCGGCGTACTACCAATCGTTAATAAACCTGAGATACTGTTGATATCTTCCTTAAGTTTATTTTGTTTGTTATTCTTGGTTACAGCCTCATCCATCCGACCGTAACTTTTTGCGATTTGAGATTCTTTCTTAGTACGAGCACGTTCGTAGTATTTCACTTCCGTATAACCACTTACTTCACTCACCTGTTCTTCCGTAGGTGCATAACAAGTTAAAGTGGGTGCCATAATAAGATTACGTTCTTCTACCTCTTTTAAGAACTCAGTTAATGTACAAGTATCTTTAAAACGGTCACTCATGTCATCCCGTCTAAAGATCTTCATGATAGGATCATTAAAATCGATCTTACCATTCTTAACACCCCAATCTAAAAACGCTTCTGCCTTATCTCTTGGGATATCACGCATTCGACTTAAATACCAGCCAGTATACTTTTTCCATTGACTTGGTATATCAAGATTTCGAACCGTTTTATAGTAATCCGTTGGTTCATATAAAAATTCCATAACCATTCCCTCTATAAATAATGAGTTGAAAATATAAACATGGTTTTCCCTAGGATAATGAAAAAAAAAGAGGTCGGACAAAATAAGAGCTATCCCTCGGGATAGCTCATTGATCTTACTTTCTAAAGATGTAATTGATCCATGTACTTTTGTAGTATTGTTTCATCGAGAGATAAATATCACCTAAGTATTGGTTTGGCTGCAAACGAGCAAATAAACATTGTTCGCTGTGAGTTACACCAAATTTATTAATGTCGGAAACGTACTTATCGAAGTTTTCACGCATCTTCTCTTTGAACTCATCACCATCGATTTCACGGTTCCAGCGACTTGCCCATTGTTCATAAGTGACATTCGAATCTGGACCTACCAACATGAAAGGATATTTTCTTTCAAGTAATCCCTGTAATACTTCAGGATGAGTACTAATCAAGAAGTCATAATCCTGATAAGCTGGACTACTGATTAATAAATCAAGCTCGTGTAAATAGTTCTCAGGGAAGTCCGGTTTCTGACTCCACCCGAAACTATCCAAATCAAATACGTTTTTGTATTTATTAACAAGGGTCGATTTACCACACCCACTAAATGCGCAAATAATCATATTAAAGCCAACCTGGTAATAGTTTATTCGTAACCTGTTTTCCTATCTGCATGATAAGACAAGTGACTGATCGTACTGCCCATACTAAAGCAAAGACACCACCTACAACAGTATAGATAATGAACATGATCATCACTAACATTAAAGTGAATGTACTACCCATTATCTTTATCCTCGTATTCATCCCAGCGGAACTTCATTCCACCACGCCATCTTTTCTTGGTTTTCTTCTTTTCGGCTTTAAGGTATTTACCCTTTGCCCACCACGTTGTCATGACAATACTCATTAATGCATATTGACCGATTAAAAACAACGTTGCAATGAGAAATAAACTAAAGACTAAACCTGTCATTTCTTTTTCCTTTTCTTTTTCTTATGTTTACGCTTCTTCTTAAGCTTATGGTAGCAGATCGGTGTATCGGGTGACATCATCCATTTCTTCTTGGAGAAGATATCTAAAATAAAATGGATGATGATCGCACTACCTAGACAGCCAAAGAGGCATAATAATGTTACGATTTCGTTATGACTAAACATTTGCGTTAATCAAAACCCCACAATTAAAAACAGATTAATGTTTAGATCTCACATCTAAAATAACAAGACCTACCGCAAAAACAATCGTTCCGACTAATGTATAAAATTCAGGTGATTGTAATATTGACATAAAAATCCTCCAAGATAATAAAGGACTAGATTAAAACTAGTCACCACTACCACGGATGCTTCCTGATTTACCACCAGATGGGAAGTCAACTGGACCAGAAGCACTGAGGCTACCTTTAATGGATTGACTACCACTAACATCCATATTGCCTTTCACGCTACCATTACCAGAACCACCATTACCGGTAACAGCCATACCACCCATGTTAACTTGACCAATAAGATCAATTGTCGGGCATTTAATCTCAACCTTACTACCCACTTCCCATTTAACATTATCTGCTTTCAGATTAAACGTTTTACACTCTACATTCCACGTTTCGGTTTTCATGTTAATGGTTTTATCTGATTGGATATTGATTACCTGCTTATCTAACTGGATATGAGTACGATCTTTATTTTGAATATCAATACAAGTTAACGTACTATCGATCTGGATGAAGTTACCATCGCCATCAGAGATAACAAGCTTACCATCTTTACCATTCATCTGAACAGTCCATGCAGCTTTTTCACCGTTGGCTTTAGAAGTACGCATCTCCATTAAACCATTAGCTGTATCAACAGTACGAGTATAACTGTTTTTAATGTTAGTTGGGGTTTCTTCCTTAGCGGCTTCTTTTGGTTTAGCTGCATAAGCCTCTACTACCACTTCCTGTACACGTTTATTCATGTGCTGGTTAGTCGGTTTCCAGTAGAAGGTCTCATCACCATTAAAACGATAAAGGTGTACTGTTTCACCTTTCATTAATTGAGGAGGTGTAATACGGTTACTGTCTTCATTCAACCATTTCGCTGTAACAGTTGATCCTGTTTCCACTTTGGATTGATAGGCCTTACCGCGACTATCCACCCCTTTTGTTGTAAATTTCTGCGGGTTCAATTCCAATCGACCACGCATATTCGGTAATTGGTCTTGAGGGGCAACATGCAATAATTCTTCATGCCCTAAGATAGCATTCTCTGCGACTACCCCAATTCCCATATAACCTGATTTTTCTTGTTCTTCTGTCATTTCAAAATCACCACTATAGTAGAAAATGTTTTGATTCCTATTTTTACTTTATATAAGGAAACCAAACAATGTTAATCAAAAAACTTGTTTTATATCATTGTCATCGCTTACATCTTTTAGAAGACCAAAGCTTTGAATATGATTTTACCCAGAAACACACGATACTCGATGGGGTCAACGGTGCAGGGAAATCATCCATCTTTAATGAGCTTTCGCCGCTACCAGCCAATATGGATGATTATCTTGCAGACGGGTATAAGAAGATTGTTATCGAGCATAACAACAGTGAGTATATCTTAACCTCACAAGGTAAACGACCAGGTAAACATTCTTTCCTTAAAGATGGAGAGGAGCTTAATCCTGGTGGTACATTAACCGTTCAGTATGAATTAGTTGAGAACTATTTCAATTATACTCCTGCTTATCATCGGGTGTTACAAGGTAAGTTACTCTTTACTGAAATGTCAGCAAAAGAACGCCGAGATTGGTTTGCGGATATCTCTGGAATGGACAGTGATTTTGTCATGAAGTTCTGGGATAAGATTCGTGCAGGACAACGTGATAATACAGGTGCGTTAAAGAACATCAAGAATAAGATCGCAGAGGCGAATCTTCAGTTACTTGATGATAAAGAGATCGGTGAGGTGGAAGAAAAGCTTTCTGATGTCATCAAGCTGTTTAATGGATTAACGGATTTATTAAAACAGTTCCCAAGAAGTGAAGTTCCGACTGCACCTGTTGAATATAGTGATGATCTTACTCAGCGAATCAAGAATCTTTACTTTAAATACTTGAAAGAAAGTGAGGGGATTGGTGGTGTCAATCTGACTGAACGTTATCAGCTTCAAAGTGAGTTACTGGAACAAGATCGCGTCCAGATGAATGATCTCCAAGAACAGCTTGTTAAACTCACAGATGAGAAGCATCGTTTCGACTTTAACAGTGAGGATAATATCGAAGAACTCGAACGTCGTTATGATGAATATAGAGCAAGACTTGCTTCATTTGATCAGAGTACGATTGATCAATATAAAGTGATCCTACAGTATCCATATTTCAGTCGTGGTGACGGGTTAACGGAAGTTTATCAGACTTATAATAACCAGCTGAGATACGTGGATGATGCATTACTTGCATTCCAGCCATTTAGTCTTCCTTATAGACAAGCTAAAGAGCAAGTTAATTATAAAAGTTCTGAACTCATGAAGTTACAGGGTGAGCAACAAGGTGTACAGTTTAAGATTGGTGAGATCGATAAACAACTCCAACATCTTAATCAACATCCTGAAACACAATGCCCTAATTGTTATCATCGTTTTAAAGAAGGTAACGTGGATGCAGAGATTCAACGTCTTAATCTAGTAAGGGCTCAACTCATCCAAAGAGATAATGAGCTAACTGCTAAGATAGATACATTGACAAAAGAAGTTGAGTTTGAGCAGGCCAACCTTAAGAATTATGAGATGATTCTATTAACAGTGACCTCAGATGAGCACGGATTAAGTGAATACCTTAAAGCAACAATGACTAATGATGGAAGTCTTGGTACACTAATGAGATTGATTCATGATAATCCTAAAGCATATCTTGGTGCGTTCCAACAACAGATTGCTAAGATACCAACTTATATTGAAGCAGGTAAGGTCTTAACTGAACTTGAAGGATTAGCTGCATTGATTCAGAAAGGGAAAGCTCAAGCATCACCTGAGTATATTCAATTGGTCGGTCGTATTGAACAGTTAACTCAACTCCATGATGAAGCATCATTTAGATACCACAAACGACGTGCGCTTGTTGAGAAGATCTATAATGCAATCGAATTGCAACGTAAGTTTACTGAGCAATTAGATAAAGTCAATCAGCTTGTTGAGCATCAGTCTAACTTCATTAAAGATGAGACGACTAAACTCTTTCATTTGGAAGTCAGCGAAGTCCTAGCGAAACTTAAGATGGAAATCGATGAGTGTCAAGATAGAATCCAACATCAAGCTGGGATTAAGTTTGTGATTCGTTCTCATGAGGAAAACAGAAGTGGTATTGAAAAGTCAATCGATATCCATACTCAACTGATGCAAATCCTTGATCCGAAAACAGGATTAATCGCTAAATCAGTGATTGGGTTCATTCGCCATTTCGTTAAAGAGATGAATAACCTGATGAGTCAGGTGTGGACGTATCCGATTATTATTGATATTGAGTCAGAAGATGATTTTACGAAGAAATATCTTTTCCCTGTGGTGATTGGTGAGGATGCAATTAGACGAGATGATGTTTATGAAACTTCATTAGGTCAAACTGAGTTAATCAATTTCATCTTTCGCATTACGCTCGTGAAATATTTGAAATTAGAGAACTATCCGCTTTATCTTGATGAAGTAGGTGGTCACCTTTCAGTACAACACCGTAATCGATTGTATAATCTGATTAAACGCATGGTAGATCATCATTATTTCTCTCAGGTCTTTATGGTAACCCATCTTCAAGATGTGAAGGTCATCATGGAACCTGCAGAAACGATACTACTGAAATAATTAAGATATGTCAAAATCACGATTTTGATAATTTTACAACTTTTTTCCGATGATAATATAGTTCTCTTTACTGTTGTGAAACAAAAAAGAAAACGACAAATATGGAGGGTACCTTTCGGTACCCTCTTATTAAGCCGAATGATTCGGTTCTTTCGGAACGTAGCCTTCCGGACGACGTCCTTCAGCTAAGTCTTCATATCGACCACGACCGAGATGTTCATAACCATCTGGGTTCGCCATCTCAGCTTCCTCCACACCTTCTGACACATCCATCTGCACTTCATCTTCCAATAACCCATCTACTTCATTCGTTGAGTTAGTGTATACGGCATCAACCGTAACAGCACGACGGCCATCCTCAAACTCGAGTTTAACTGTCATTGTTACTTTTGTTGCACCTAAGGCTTGAGTGAATTTCTGGAATACTGCGATCGTTGCATTATCACCAGCAATTTCTTTATTTAGATTACCACGATGCGTTGCAATGCGAGATAATAATTTTTTCTGATTATGATCACCAGTATATTTCTTCGCACCAAACTTACGTTTCAACCAACGTTCACTGACCATGAACCAGTTTAAATAACTTAAGTTCATTCTCATCATGATCATACGAATCATGTAAGTTAAGATATTTTTACTTTCACCGATACGATACGTTGGATCGCGGAATAGCGACATCAAATCGCTTTCTTTTTGATTGGGCATGTTATCGCCTCCTATTTGTTATATTTGATTGACTCAAAACGACCCACACGAAATTCCGCTACACGGGTAATCGTAATTAACATTGGGTTGATGAGATTGACTAAACGACCCACGAGTTTATTCGTGTTGTTATAGGCCAACTCTTTATCGTCACATGTTAATAAAGAATTAGCATGACTACGCATGAAATTATTGGCAGCTACCCATAATAGACGTAATGCATGACGAAATGCGAAACGACCCTCCGTGACGAAATAGTCTTCAGCATGTACTTTGATTTCTTTCGGTAATGCACGAAAGTCACTTGTCATGATACGTCCACCTTTCTTGATAATATCGATCAAATGAATGAATTCGGATAACTGATCATAGATCGCATTGAAACGAGTAATGAGCTCGTAGTTTGTTTCAGTGTATAAGATCGTATCCAATTCTTTATTATCGCAATCAATGTAATCATACATCAAGTTGATGATATCGCACATAAGAACCAATTCCTCATATCCATTGATATCAGGACGGTTTAACTTTTTCAATAAACGATTAAGTCTAAACTTAAAAAGTTGAGTACTTAACCATGTCGGTTTTTCCATGATTTCCTCCTATAGGAAACTTCTCTATTCTATTAATAGAACCCTTACATTTGTGCATAATACTAATACCATGTATAAGTATAGATTAATGAGCACATAATAAGGAACGACTTTGCAAAGTGAAGAAACGGGATTTATGTCATTTCTTCATGTAGATAATATAGGATCATAAATACCTATAGAACAAGATAGTAGAACTTAGAACGTGTACTTTATTCAAAAGAATAAAAATTAAAATGGAGTGAAAGAATAAAATCATGGCACGCGAATTAACCTCAGACATGATCAATGAAGATGTGACTGAACTACAGACGAAAGATATCCCTTCTCGTCTTGAGATGATTCAGAAACGTCGTCTTAAATACATGGAGAAGATTGAACGTAAAGGTGATGACTGGTTAGCAGATGAAGGCTTATCCATTACCTATATGCAACTTCTCAATGGATTTGAAAAACAAGAGTTGTATAAACACAAGTCAGCTCAAGATAAAGAAGAAGGCGATAAAGATCGTAAAGCTTATGAACAAGCTGCAGAGACCTTCCGTCTTCTTAGACAACAACGCCGTGATGATATCGCTAATGGAAACCCAATCATCGACAATCCACCAGCACCACCAAAATACAATGAAAACTTGGCGGCTCAGTTTGGTACCGATGATATCGCTGCTCAATATGAGAACTATAAAGAGCAGGATTGGAAAGACTTCCATAAAGATATTATCCGTGCAGGCAAAGACCCACGCCACATGATCGATGATGATGGTAACATCGTCGAAATCGTTGATGACGAGTAGTGGGAACATAAATCGAGGGTATCGGTCGATACCCTCTTAATTTTGTTGCTATTTTAAATTAGCTGCAGTGGTTTTGATACAAATGTAGAATTCATCTACTAATGCTAACACCACACTATATAGCGTCACGTACTGTGCAGTTAAGTATAACACTTCTGAAATGTATTCAGATTGTTTCTTATTGAGTACGTATTTGCTGTCGGGTTTATTGATACCATCTGCAATTAAGTTAGCACGATCACGGATCAATTGAGTTGATTTCTGAACTGTTTCAGGTAATAGTAATTGAGTATTCGCTGATACCTGTTGCATTACTTTACGGAATTGTTCCACATCGCCATTATTATTGAAAGCACGACCAAAGTAAACTTTCTCAGTAGTCGCACCAGAGAAGATACGTTTCATCTGAGTTTTAATCGCATCGTAATCTTTTTCTTGGTATTTCGGTTTGAAACCAATAGAAGAAAGATTATCAGGTTTATTGATTGCACGACCAAGATATTCTGCAATTGGACCTAATAGATCACGATCAATACTGCTTACAATCGCAGTAACATCATTTAACCAATTCGCATAGGTTAACCAGTCTACACCAAGTTGATGTGGTTGGTATACCTTAGCAGTCTTACTAATAGCAAAGTATTGGCGACCTGCAACGTAGCGAGACATCTTACTTAACCCGTTATCATCCACACCAATAAAATCAGATTTGATCTTTTGACCTAACTCAGATAACTTATCTGCTGCTTCACCAAGTTTATTAGTAAATGATTTAAAGAAGTCAGAAACAGAGTTCATGAAATCAGTACCAGGCATCCATTGAGTGAATGCTTCTACCGCAACAGCCTCTACTTCACTTTTACCACCATCATGGTTCACTTGAATCGGATAAAGAATAGGACTTGTTTTACGGATACTATCTAAATCACTTTCAACCTGAGTTAAAGCAGAAGTGACTTCTGGTTGTACGACCTCTTCAGCTACCGTAGTATCTTCTGGCTCTTCTTTATTTTCTTCTACTGTACTTTGTACATCTTCAGAATTCACGTCCACTGCTTCAGTAGGTGCTTCTACCTCTTCTGCGTTAGTACCCTGAGGTTCTTTGACCTCTTCAGGGTTACCCTGCTCTTCATTTACGATAGCAGGTTCATTAATATTTTCAATTGTCATATCTAAATAACTACCTTTTATTTTAGTACTAAAAAGAAACATCATCCAATAACTCGTCAGTTTAAAATAGGATGATGCTAGTAAAGGATATTTATCATATTTATCCTCACCATACCCTTACTGGCACACCAAAAGTTCTGTGATTACCCAAAATAGATAATAACCTTATTGTCTATATGTAACAAACTCAAACTTATTTTTATAAGACTCGTTTTATGGAGACTTTTTATTATGGCATTTAAACCAATGACGATGAATGAGTTCATCGATACAGCACCCCCGCTTCGTCCACTATTAAACGTATCACCAATCTTTGATGTTATCACAGGTAACTGGGAAAATGGTGAAAATGGATCTAAGATCTTAAATGGTGGTATTATGCCTTTCATCGCATTCATTGGTGAAGGGAATACTTTTAAATCAACAATCATGAACAGTGTCATGGTTCGTGTATTGGCTCGTCACCCAGCGATGACACTTTCTACTTATGAGACAGAAGGCTCGTTCTCTATCTCTCGTATGGTACAATTAGCAAGTCCATACCCAGATCTTGCAAAAGAAGATTTCTATACGAATGAATCGCGTTATTCATTGACTACTTCAACTGATATGGATGGTGAAGATTGGTTTAATGGCGTGAAGAAATTCGCTCAGATGAAATTAAAAGAAAAATCACAAATCGGTACGACACCGTTTATTGATGCTTCTAAACATGATGGTAAGACATTATTAACCATGCCCTATCCAACAGGGATCTGTCTTGACTCCATGAGTGAGTTCCGTACTGGTGCGTCTCGTGAGAAAATGGATAAGAACAAGATCGATGATAAAGAAGTGAATGATTACTTCATGCGTGCTGGTCTTGAGAAATCTCGTATGATTACTGAGATCCCTCAGTTCGTCGGTCGTGCAGGTATTTTCCTTGCTACCACCGCACACGTTGACGACACGATCAATATGACCAATAAACCAGAACGTAAGAAATTGACTTACATGCGTCAAGGTCAAGATATCAAACGTGTACCGAAGAACTTCTCGTTCTTAACTAACCACTGTTGGGAGATTATTAAATCTGCACCTTACTATAACAGTGATCGTACAGGTCCATATTACCCATCAAAAGAACACGGTAGTACGGATGGTAAAACCGATCTAATGCAAGTGACCTTCCATGGTCTACGCAATAAATCTGGCTTATCAGGCATCCCAATGCAACTGATCGTATCACAATCCCAGGGTGTACTCTGGAATCTTTCACATTACGATATCATCGCTTCTCGTGAAGGATTAGGGGTGACACGTAAAGGTCATAGTGCAACAGTTGACTTCTATCCAGATAAAGTCTTGATGCGTACAACAGTTCGTGACATCTTAGATGAAGATGAGAAACTTGCACGTGCTGTAGAGCTATCGTGTGAGATTGCACTCATGTACATGTACAAGGATAGTATTGGTAACCGATATCGCATGAGCTTTGAAGAAATCAAGCAAAATGTTATCGATAAAGGTTATGATTGGGATAAGGTACTTGATACTCGTGGATACTGGTTATATATCGAAGAAGAAAAAGAGCTTAATGCGAAACCGTATTTAAGTGGCTTTGACTTACTTCGTGTAGCAGCTGGTGAGTACAAACCGACATTCCTATCGAAATAAAAGAGATGAATAGAGAAGATGATAAGGGTAGCCGCAAAACTACCCTTATTAATAAAGAATTTAAATGCAGTTTGTTTCATTGCTATATTTCGAAATAATTTTAGAACGAAGAATTAAAACATTTTGGATTTATATGACTATGAAGCAAATAATCGATCACGTTGTCGATACAATCGAAGATAGACAGGAAGGATTGTCGGATAATCTTTTCCCGAACTATATTGTTGATTATATCGGAACACTTGAATCAGACCAAGCGCAAATTTGTTATATTTACGAATACCTTGGTTATGGTGGTACTCCACCAGCAAGCTTAAGTGAACTATTGACTTTATTGAAAGAGGATTTCTTACCCTTTCTTGGTTTCTAGTTCTCCAAACATTTAAAACGAAACAATAGAAAGGATGATGAAAATCATGGAACACGAACCGATTTCTTACATCAATGCTTACTTGGCACTGCCAAATAAGTTTATTGAAAATGGTTACTACAATGCAGTCAAAGAAGGCGTCCTAAGTGTAATCAAAGGTAAAGCAGAAAAAGATCCACAGCGATTAACACTTTCATATGGAAGTGAAGATAAAGAAGCGCAAGCTTTAGCTGTAGAAATCAAAAAGCTTTATCCTGAGATCACCATTAAAGGACTTGAGCCTAACTTTGTTAAGCATAAACGGAAAGCCTATATTAAACGTAACCAAAATGCTTGGCTTCGTGCCACCCATGTGATCATTATCCGTGAACAACGTGAAACCTTAACTCAGCGTTTCTTTATTGAAAAAGCAGAAGAAGGTAACACGAAGTTCGTAATGACACTTTGCCTAAATGAAGAGGATAAATCAGATGAGCAACCGCCAAGCTTTCATCCAAACAGCGGTGAAGATGTTAAAGGAGATTGATCCTAAAAACAAATCCATCGATATCTGGGCCGATACTGTAACAAAAATGACAAAAGCCCAGTTTGAAGATTATATTGAACGTCTAAGAAACGGTGCTTCCGAAACACCTGATCTTGATAAACCACGTGAACTCATCCCACTGGTTGTTCCAACTTTAGATGATAACCGTATTACTGTAAAACGTAATTTATCGATTGCAAAGAAATGGGGTCACAATTTTTTCGAACGCTGTTACATTACTGACGGAAAAACTGGTCAAACAATGTTAACGAACGTGCCATATGGGACTTTCTTAATGCCTATCGTTCGACAAGCGCAAACACTTGAAAAAGGGATTGCTTATGAGAAAGATGGAAGTAAATTAGATGACCGTACAAATCAAATCGCCGATCATCAGAAAGGTTCATCCTTCTCTGCACCGGAAGTACAAGCGCTACTCTCCCAAGGTCAAGAGAAAACCGTTATGGAATTCATGAAGTTCCGTGGTGGGGATACAAAGGCTTATCAAGCCATGTATAAAGGTTTATTGGAGACGGGTGAATTTGAGATGAGTTCATACCAAGACAGCTCTCGAGTTAAATCGGCAGATGTCGCCGGTATCTACTTGAAAGCATGTCACATCGATAACGACATTTAACGAAAGGAACATGCTACCATGATCAATGATGAAACAGGTCAACCTTTAACACCAAGTCACTATACTGAAATCGCTGATTTCTTAAATCAACGTCTAAGAGATAAGATCCGAGAACTGTCAATTTACTTTTTACAAGCTAACGCTAATCGTACTGAGCGAAATGGCTTTGGTGAGTTAAAACAAGGTAAATCGGTTCGCGAGCAAATCTTAGATTTAACTTGGTTATCTAACCAACTCTACCTATCAGCGCTAACAACGCCATCTGGTTTGCGTCAAGTATTAACCTTACTTGAACAAAAAGAAAAAGAACGTACTCGTCTTGATTTCATTATTAAGATCACGACTGAGTTACGTTTGTATCTTGGCCAACAAGGTTTCGTTGATCTTGTTACTGAATTAACAAAGGCAATGAATATTGGACCAACCGATGGCAATTTAAAAGCCAAATCAGTGATGAGTTTACTTAATCGTGAGATCAATACGGTTGATCCAGAAGTATTGGTCGCTAACCCATGGATCGTACCGATTATTATTTATGGTCTCGATAGTCGTACTGCGACAACAATCCATGCTGAAGCGAATAAGATTGAAGATTTAATCGAAGGACAATAATCAGATGGCATTATCAGAAAGACATTTACTTGTTGATATTGATATGCTGTTTGATGTGCGTTATGCGGAACTCTCACACTTTGCCCCAGAGGCAGGTGTGGTATTATTACATGAAGGGAAGTATTTCGATAGAGAGCGCGATAGCGTGCTTTATTCGACCGCTAAGGTGGATGATAAGACCTGGTGGGGGACTTATAAGGATAGATTTATTTCGTTGCTTAAAGACTCTCCTATTACGTTTTTGATGCACAATATCTATCCCCTCACGAATGATTACCTTGAAGATAACCATCCTGGGCAATCTGTGGTGAAGAAACTCACAATCAACGTGCCATGTGGACGTCTTGATGATGAAAGTTACTATGAGTTAAAAGAAGCGCTCTCTGAGCATTTCATGGGGTATTTTGAATCAATTAATATTCTTCATATGCCACATGAGAAACTTGATCTTCAGTACATCAGTAAATACTATAGCGATTACTTCTGCTATCGTTGGTATGATTGGATGAAGCTTCATTATGAAACGTTAGATAAAGGCTTGCGCCCCTCATTTAGAATGTGGTGGCCTCGCATGTTATCGGATGTGGAATTTGAAGCCACAGATAGAAGAGCAAAAGAATTCATCAAACAGACAGATGTCTATGAGTTCTTTTTATATCTTCACTTACCTGCATTCGAGATCCATTGGTTAGATCGATTTCAGACGTGTTTCTACATCGAACCCGAACAGCAACAAAAACAAGAGGCATCTGAATGATGCCTCTGCTTATGTCCGAATGATTATTCTGGTATGGTTAAACCGGAAGAAGTGATCTTATTCTCAAGAACTTTAATACGTTTTTGGAGACTAGCGATTAATCTCTCATTGTTCGCATCTTTCGTTTGAAGTTGACCATACTTCTCATTAAGTTTATTGTACTCACGTTTCTTTTCTTCAAGTGCACGTTGGTTAGCCACACTGTTATCAGTGAGTGCTTTCTCACCTGAAGCAAGTTGTTGCTGAAGAGCAAGACAATACGCCTGTAAGTTACCGTAGTCTTCAGTCATCTTTTGAAGCTGACCGTAAGTCGTTGACGTATCACGTACACCACTTAAACGACTTTTCTCTTCACGAGTCCGTTCCGTTGGAGTAAGGTCATCACTCTTAAGTGGGGCGATGTGAGTAAGGACAGTTGGTTTACGACCTAATGCACCCTCTACCGCATCACTTACTTTAGGAATGAGATGAGATACATCCGTATTACCGGGCAGTGTACCGAGATCACAGCTTAAGATGAAACGCTTAAAGACATCACCACTTACATCAGGATATTTATCGATATAAGTATCAGGTACGTAAATGCGTTCACCATCACCTGCAAGTAAAGTAACGATAGAGGCATAAACCTTACTGTCTGCTTCATAGATGTCTTTACTTAGCTCACGTGGCATGTAGTACGTTTCATAAACGTTTACACCTTGAAGCTGAAGCATACTAAAGCTACGGATTTCTTTGCAGCTATAGATCTTACCTGGTTTGGCTACAAAGGGAGCGCGAAGCCCCCAATGTCCAGAAACACCATAAGGAGGGGTCATCTTAGATGCCATCGTTTATCTCCTTAATTATTCAGATGCTTCTTCAGTTACAGCTGCACGACGATTACGAACAAGTGCAGCACTTGTTCCTTTAAGCTTACCACTGGTATAATTGTGACGTGCTACACAAAGGAACTGGATATTTTCATACATCACGGAAGCATAAAGTACACCATCACGGGTTACTTTAGTTAGGTTAAGCCCTGTATCAGTATCAGGTTCGATGTTTTCGGCAGCTAATAGTAACTCGTTAAGTTTGAGTACCATTAGTTGATGTTGTTTATCCATGCGGTTGAAATCATCCGTACGAGAACCAATCAGTGCATACTGAGGATATTTTTCATAGAAACTAATTGGTGCTAAACGGTTCATGGCGTTACCACAAATCAGCATACTGATTGATTTATAAAGACAAGAACTGATTTCAAGGTTTGCTTTTAAGTGCGCTTCTTCGTAACCTTTCATGGCTTCTTTAGCAAATGGGATTGCATCTTTATAACGGATCGTCGGACTGTACATCGAAGCAATAGTACGGAATCCAGGCACAGAAGACATGGTCCATACTGGTGCAATTACGTATTCAGTTGGAACAAAAAGATCAGGGAAAATCTTTTCCCATTCTGCACGAGATTTTTTACTGTTAGCTAAGATGTATTTAACAAGCTCATCTTTAATGATATCTAAGTTTTCACCGATACCACCATAGATCAATACTGTCCAAGGAATACTGATACCATCGCCAGTTACATCACCCTTCCACTGATAGTTATACGTTTTAAGTAACGTAAATGGACTATCTTCACGTAAACGGTTTACTTTATCATGAAGAGTTTCGAGGTTAAGTTCATTGCGAATACGCTGAACACTGTTTACATCTAAGAAGAAGTCATCAAGATTATCAACAATTGGAATGATCTTAATTTCGTAATATGGGTATTGTGTTTTGAACGCTGGATCAGAGAACCAGATCTTAATGATACTATCGCTATAAGTAGCCGTATCAACAAGTTTAAACTCAATGAACTGAGGGAGGTAAATCCCTTTAACGGTTACAACACGACCAAGATTAACATCTTTAATATATTGCTGGAACTCAGCAACGATAGCTTGTTTATTGGTCACGTTATTTTGTGAAATAGTACGATCATTGGCTTTGGCTTCTAACCATTTCCCTAATCGTATGCAGAGATCTCGTACGGCCAATGGGACTTCGATATCTGCTGTATCATCCGTTTTAGAACGGAATGAAACAAGGCGAACACCTGGTGCATCGTCTTTTGTATAATAACCTAAGTCGGTTGCATAGGTACGTCCTAAAGCGGAGAGTTCTCCCAATGGAGAATCTTTATGACGGGTGTTGTCAATGAAATCATTGAGTGTCATAAAGGCATGTAATGAATATTTCATAAAGGGTAATTACTCCTTGACAATTATTACGTAATAATAGTATACTGTACTAGATCCACAAAAGGACTATAACGATTATAATTAAACAGAGGAACTTAAATCAATTATGATGATTTTTAACATCTTCCGATTATTCCGTTTCTTCTGGCCTTTTGTGGCTGATGTGTTCAAAAATTCTGAGGAAGAGCGACGTGTTATGATTGCGCGCATTGTATTGATTGCAGGTATTGCGATAGGCGGTTCATGGCTATATATCAACGACAAACTCGATGATATCGATGAACTACAAGCAGAGAATGCACAGCTTCGTGTGTTTTTAACACAAGCTGAAGCCGAGAAGTCAAAGTACTTTGACCAATTCACTGATGCGAAGGGTATCTTAAAAACCTGTCAATTCCACGCCGAAAAACTCGAAGAAGATCGGACTATACTCGAAACGAAAATTCAAGATCTCAAGAAAGAGATTCAAGAATTAACCCAGAGCAAACGCCAAATTGAACATAGCCTGCCAACCAATCCTCCGGTAGTTGTTGAGCAAAAGGCAGAAAAGAAACCTGCTGCTAAAGCAAAACCGGTTGAGCAGAAGAAAACGGAAAAACGCGATCGTCTCTCGGAGTTGCAATGAAAAGATCTCTCTTAAGACTCGGAACAATCATGTTGACACTAGGGATTCTTACAACGACTGGATGTCAGCAATATGCTGGTCCTTACATCGGATTCCCACCATCATCATATGCCCATGATTTTCCACCCCCACCCCCACCTGAAATCCGTCGCTTCGATTTTGCGAAGATGGATAAACGGTCTCGTGAGGTAGTTATCAATGACATGCTATCGTACCACGAGTTGTATGATCAATACCTAAAAGGGGTGGTTGAAACCTATTTACACACGAACTATTCGTCAATTCGGGATCGCATGTCAGCATGTAGACCGAAGTCATTTATCAAGAAGGTTAAAACCCCACCTGAACTTCGCATTAAAGATGATGGGAGGTTTACGGATGATGAGATTATCTTGATGTTGACAAGACACATTCGTGTGCTTAAGGATAGAATTAGTGAGCATAACGATAGAGTCGATGAGCTAATCAAAGACTATACTCGTGACTGCTTGCCACCGGAGCGTGGTTTCACAAGACACTAATTTGAGGATGTCAGGTTACCACGTAAAGCATTAACGATGTAACGAAAGCAAGTAATATTTATATCAGAATGCTCATTATCTTAACCCAACATTTGTGAAGGATCTCAAATGAAGGATTTAGATGATTATGAGCACGAAAAAAGAAACGAAAGAGATTGAACCGATTATTGTCTCTGCTGTCCTTTATACCGACGGCAGTGCGAACCCAAACCCCGGTTATGGTGGTTGGGGTATTCATGGTTATACTTATGATGCGAGTAAACCAATTGAATTAAAAGCTCAGAAGAAGAATATGATTACTCAATATGGGTATAAGGATTTGAAGTTTGTCCAACGTGATGATTTATCGGTCTATAAAAAGATTGATGAATTTAATGGGTTTGGTACAGCTGTTCCACGTATTACGGATAACGTAACCATGGAGCTGACTGCATTAGAAAAAGGCATGGACTTTGCGTTGAAAGAAAACTTTGATAAAGTCACCGTCTTAACGGACAGTCAAGTCTCAATTAATGCATTAACAAACTGGTATAACACGTGGGTTAATAATGGCTGGGTGAATTCAAAAGGTGAACCTGTTAAGATTAAAGCCGATATTCAACGGATCTATCCGAAATACGAGCAACTAGCAGCTAAGGCTGATGACTTTAAACTGCTATTCGTAAAAGGCCATAGTGGTGATTATGGAAATGATCTCGTTGATGCTTTAGCGAATAAAGGTAGCACTATGAAACAGTACGGTAAGTCTCATGAAGAACTTATTTACAAATCAGGAATAGAAAAAGTGAAAGTCGATTATCATGACCTATTTTCACGAAATCGCTGGTACTTTATCGGCGGACAAGGTGGTGGTCAATTAAACAATATTATTGACGATTACCATTGGTATTATTTGGGTGCGCTAGGTCACGGTAAATCAGATGAAGACTTTGGGATGAACCAACCAGATGGGTTCATGTCAATCGTTATCCTGAAAGAACCTGAACCTGTCATCGAAAAAGTTCAGAAAGCGTATAATGAAATTTGCAAACATGATTATTCATTTGTAGTTGCAGGTCGTTTAGATAACCTCTTAACCCCTGAAATCTACCAGGATATCATGAGTGATAAAGTAGAGTTGATTTGCGAAGATAAGATGGAGAAGACATTATTGCTTCCAAATCGTAAAATCTTAGCAAAAGAGTATAACCCTGCACATCTTTCATTTTCGCAGATGGTGAAGTATGATTATCCGATGAAGTTACTCCGTAACTATCTCGGTACAACTGAAACCGTCAAGTTAACGAAGACCGATATCACCGATGAGCTTATCGAGAAACAACCCGGTAAGAAAGAAGGTGAAGTGAAGTATGCGGTAAACAGTCACGTGCTTAAGAATAACTGCTTAAGAACTCACGTTGACTATTATAATAAAGCAGAAAAACAAATGGTCAAACTCCCAATTACGTTAACGTTGAAAACAGATTTACCTGATAAACCACATCTTCAGAAATTGATTCGTAACCACGGTGATAAAATTAAATTCACGATAGTTACCCATCACTTATCTGATCTTGCGGTAGGCTATGCGTTAATTGCCGATCTCGGTGATGATGCAAAAGCCATTTGGGTATCTTCTACGATGACTTCGGTGATTCTTCGTAAGTAAGATCTATCATTATCTCGTCTCTTGATATAAATGGTATGCTTAACTTTCGATAAACCAATAGGCCAACGCTTATGTCATCAGTATTTACGAGACTACTGGGACGGATCACTAATTATCTCGTCCCTGATACAATCAAAAGAATGATCGTCTTAACGTCGCTAACTAATGGTGGAGAACAAGTTCCAGAAACTGAACTCAATCGTCAGCTAGATGACTTCCGTAATTACTTCAACTTATCGAGTAGTAAAAACAGTATGAAGTTTGCGGTAGAAGTCGGTCACTTCTTATGGAAAGATATACGTGGTAAATGGCAAGAAACTTACGATAATCAGCGTTTACTCGCAAAAGAAATTTACGAGTTATGCCCTTTATCTCTCCGTTATGGAAATGAGGAGAAGATGCAAAAGGATATTGTAGCAGTTTTAGATTACCTACGTAAATATCATCCACAGGCGGCGCAAGCTTAATGTGTAAGTCAAATAAGAATAAGAGGTCACTTATAGTGAGTGGCCTCTTGTTTTTGTTCGAAAAAAAAAGATACAAAAATAAAAGGTTACCATCCTGGTAACCTTTATGTTAGTTAGGCAAAGAAATTGCCTTTGTAGTATCTGGCATAGGCCAAGCGATATAAGTATTCGCCTAGTTCCCATCTTTCGCCAATACGACGTTTCGCATCAGCGGCCAAGATGTTTTCCTTCCAGAATGGATTTTGCACCCATTCTATAACGCGTTGATCCATATTGAATCTCCTCGTATTTTAGAAAGTATTATATTACCCGATTTAAATCTTATTTAAATCGGAGTCCTGAGAAATCTGTGGTTTCTCATCACTTAAATAATATATACTTATAAATTCGATAGAAGACGTTAACGAAAGAAAATAAAAATGTCTGACTAACAGGGGCTACTTTTGTAGCCCCGATATTAATTATGCGAAGAAGTTACCAGAGTGATATCTGGCATAAGTTAGGTGGTAGAAATACTCGCCTAATTCCCAACGCTCACCTCTTTGGCGATATGCCATGGCAGCGTGTATTAAACCAAAAAGAAAAGAGCGTTTAAATATAGGGGCTACTTACGTAGCCCCTTTCTTATGTTGTTAGTGCGGCAGCACTTCTTCTTTCATATCTAATGGAAGGAAGAAAGAATCCGCCAATGCAAGGTAGAATCGCATCAGTGCATGCGCACTACGGAACTGCGGTGAACGATCTACTGTAGCTGCAGCATCCATGCTCTTCATGATCAGACTAAGATCTTCATGGCTGAAGATGGATTGAACATCACCATAATCTTCACCCATGTTAGCGAGTGTGATCAAACTCGCATCTGGATCAATAATTACATCATGCGTGTTTTTACCATTATGATCATCGATCTCAATGGTAACAGTGGTTTTACCGTCGTTATCTCCAGATGTTTTAACACCAACGATCTTGATCTTGTTGGTGGTATTAAAAGCACGAGATGCTGATAATACGGCAGAGCGTTCTACCATATCGGTCAGAACTGGAGCTAACTCAGGTTTCTCCAATAACGCCAATCCCATTTCTGGTTGAGTCCAGGTTTTCTCCCCTTCCTCACACTCAGTATTATCTTCAATGTGGAATCCCAATTCATCACCACATTCATAATCCATGAGCATAGTGTAGTCAGTTGTTTCAGGGATATACTTCAGTCCCTGTACATTTAGTAATTCAATAATCATTCCAATTCACTCCTATAGTAAATTATAATAAATCTTTCGGTGCGCCAGTATAACCTAGGTCAGCTTGGCATTTAGCTGTTTTACTAGCAGGACAGCTCCAATATGAAGTATCTTGTTTGCTAGTACGTCCACCGTTTTTATCGGTGTTTGCATAAGCCTGCCAGAAGTAACCTTCAATTGTGGTAGGCTCACCTTTGGTTAGGGATTTTGCCGCGCGGTCTTTGATCATTAAATCAAGATATTTTGGTGACGCTGGAGTATACCATACCCAGTAATCAATCCCATCTTTGTTAGTTACGCCAACTTTAATAGCAGTTAGTGCTAAACCGTTACAGAACCCACCTTGCTCATAGTTAGTCGCACAAACTTGTGCTTTAACTGGACCTACTTCAGGTGGTAGTGTTTTGCCTTGTGGTGCACGTACCGCAATGTAACTACCAGTTTCAGTTTTGAATGAACCTTCTGGATCATTCGTTGAATCTTTGAAATGGGTATTTACTGTGTTGGTATTTGCATCTGGCATAGCGACACGTAGGTCATCATTCCAGAAGCCTGTTGTGTTTTCAGGGAATAGAACTTCTTTAGTCCATTCACCTTTTGCAGTTGCGTTTAATGATACTGCTGCTAATGTTACTACTAATAATGTTTTTAAAGTTTTCATGATAAATCTCCTATAGATTTTTGGATTGAATAAGAGGTAGCTTATGCTACCCCAGTTTATGATTGAGTTAAATTAAATTTCTTTTAAGATGCGACGCATTTCTAAATCGAATGGTACATCTGATTCTAAACCATCATGGTAGAAGAATGCACCAGTGATTAATGCTTCACGGCCATCGGCGTAAGCATGGATGTGACCCATCTTACCACCTTTTTCCATTGAGATAATGAATAATGCATTGCGTCCATCTTTTAATTTAGCGTGGATTGCAAATGCATTATGCACCAACCAGCGTACTTCTTTCGGTTTAGCACATTTGCTTGCATCGATATCTATTTCTTCAGTTCCGCTAAATTTACCATTCTCTAGCGTGCGGTGAGCAAGAATCATATCACCATCGGTTGGTCGTTTGTTTAAACCGTGCAGATGGATACGGCCATCTACGAAGTAAATCGCTAACCATGGAATCGGGCGATAGAAATTCGTCATCTTTCCTGTTTCACCAACTGTGCGGAAGAAACGAGCACGGAATTTGTTCTCACCTCTTACACGATACTTCACGTAGTCAGCTGTGCTAATTACACGGTAGACTTCATTATTAGCCCCAGTGATAGGGTTAACGAAACTAAGATCATTAGAACCCATCCCACTACGAGCGGAATGAAGATCAGTATAGCTTGTAAAGTCACTGATTTCTTTGTAGATACCAGCGATGTTCAGAAAATCTTTCTCAGTATATTGAGATGGATGATAGCTTTTAGTGATAAGGTTACCTCTCATTTTAATCCTCCTTTAGGATTATAGTGCTAGGCTTATTGTCAAGAGTCTGCCTAGATTATCAAAAAGAGATTTACACAGAGCCAGCTATGAACGCTCTGTGTAAATCAAATACACGTGTCGAGTTTAAGGTTCTATGCCTTATTCTCATGTAGATTATATATACTTATAAAAATGATAGAAACCGTTTTTATTTTACTAACTAATTAACGAGGTAAGAAAAGATGCAACATGAAACCGCATTCTATCCAGAACAGTACCAAGGTGATATCTCAAAACTCAATTATATCACCAATCTTCTCTATGATTGCATGAAGTTGAATCAGGATTTCAAAGAAAAAATCAAACCGGTGACACTTTATCAGTTATCAGGGGATTATGCTGAACTTAAGAAAGAACTTAAACAAAAAGAAACGGATGAATATGATTATAGACGTCATATCCCATACGTAAAAGTAGATGGTAAACTTCGTGATGAAGAAGCAGTGAAGCGTTCTATGATGCCACGATTTGCTTCTATCTTAGATAAAGCAATTACACGTAAACCTAAATTGGGTGAAACGTTACCTGAAGCTTGCCAGCATAATGAATGGGAAATTAGTTCATTAGGATTGGATTTCAAAACCCTATCATATCAGAATTTCATTGAAGCCATGAAGCTTAAAAACCCAACTGATCGACAAATCCGTAATGCTTTAATTAGCTACGTGATCCAGTTCTTAATTAATGGCGGGTTAATCAAAGATAGCCATGAGTTACGCGTGTTTGAACGGATCATGCACAAGTATACTTATTTAGCGTCTGCTTTATACTTCCATGGATTATTTGAAAAAGAAAACAAAGGTCTATTTGGTTTATCTAAATCAAATACCAATATTTTATTTGCGATGATTTACGGAAATGATTTCCGTGAACTTTGCGTATTAGAAGGAATCGATAACGATAACTGTGAGTTATTCTCTATTTTGAATAAGCACCGTGTTCGTTTACTTGAAAACAACAGCTTATTGACACGTCCTAATATTGACGTGGTACCATCTGGTGATCAGTATGCTCAACTTGCTGTCGACTGTATTGTCCAATCATTGATCTATACTTTACTTGGTGTGGATTATACGATGCATAGTCCATCACTATTAGATAGTGTACCTGATCTACCTGATTACAGTGAACTTGCTGTATTATCTCGCTTTGGTGTACCGCAAGATACGTATATGCCACTTGCAGGTTATCGTTCAGTCTTAGGAGAGTAATGATGGCAGTATTACACGGCACCGTCCGTGATAACTACCAAGCTATTACGAGACGAATCGTTATCCAAGTTATCAAGCGTTTAAGAAGTCATCTTTCTTTTAATAAAGATACCGTTTTCATTATCAAGGGATTAGAAGATAATCTCATGGTTTGGAATAGTGAGAAGAATGAACTTCAGACTATCCGCCATAACCCAGGCGAAGACAGTGCACGCTTTGGCGAATACGATCAGTTAGAGATCGAATTCAAAGAAGAGTTAACGGACGATGGGATCGCCAGAAATGGTTACATGACTGACATGCTCCCACCTATCTTTCATGATGAGAGATTAGGGATCAGAATGAACGTAGGTTATATTCAGACTAGAGTAACGCTATCCTTCACCTTTAAATCAGGTACATGGGAATCTATGCAGACCTATGAAGGATCATTTGCAAGATTACTCCAATCATCTAGAACACTTATCTTACATGAGCTAGAGTACTACGTATTACCTGAATTACAGCAATGCGAATTATTACGTACGCTGTATGATCTAAAAGAAAAACAAGGTGGGATCGGAGATACCTTTGATGAGTGGATGGATAAGAATACCAAAACAGGTGCTTATCGTACATTAACCAATAGAAAGGGTAATGGTGCAGTGATGGCGTTTAAAGAACGTCAGCGTCAAGTCATCTTGATGTTAATGGAAACCCAGTTAACAGATGCGCAGAAGAAAGAGCGTGGCGCGTCAGCTGAAACACAATTCGAAGTACAGTTCTATTATGATGCGCCTTACTACACTACGGTTGAATATCCTTTGATGGTACACAATCAAGTTGTACCTGGTAAGTGGTTCGTGGGACCTCGAGTCCATCACGCGAATCGTGATCATGAGGTGACTTTCGATAAGTTACAAGATGGACTACAGCATGTGATCAGTGAGGATCAAGCGGTTAGTACTTTTACCTCTCAAGAAGGATTGCGTTATCCAAGTTGGGATAGTTGGAAAGTCTCCGCTTCTCATTATAATAACATGAAAGCAGCGACTATCCTAATCCAACTTCCAGAGAAGCTTCCTGAAGCAGATAAGCTGACAAACTACACGTTACTTTTACCATGTAGTGCAATCGAAAGCAACGTCATGAAATTTGGTCATGGGACGAAGCGGTATATGAAAGATAATCGTAAGCTCATGTTCTCAACTACGCACTCGCCTGTTGTATATCAATTATATCAAGGTAACGAACGTGTGGATATGGAAAACTGTTATTTGGATGAGAAGTTAGATTTATACACGAACTACAAGCTAGAACATTGGCAACAATGGCATCTTGTAATTGAAGTGCCAAATAATTATAATCACATTGAACGTGATACCATGAATATGATGATGCGTTATCCGGATTTCCTTGCAGAGATTTATCAGACTTTATTATATAAGGAACGGAATTTCAAAGCAGGTACAACAATTGAGGAAGTTTGTAAGGAATACCTTACTCGTATCCCGATGTTACAATCTGGCATGTGGTATCAGATCTATCGTTGTCTTATGCTCAATAAGCCACTAACCATGCAGTACGGTGGACACATTGAGAAATACTTCTATACTTGGTTGATGGCAAAACATCCTGAGTATAAAGATCTCGATGAAGCGAAAGATGATTGGTATCATTTTGATTTACCGCATGAACGTCATGCTATCCTATTGGATTTTCAACCAGATCTCTTTGAGTGGTTAAAAGCTCACCATGACGATCCAGATGCAGTCAATGATATCTTTTATGGTAAGGCAGATGTAACGAAGGTTATTCCATTCTTAACGCAATATACGACATCGATCAATAACTACTTCATGGATATTCCAATTCCAAGAACGCAGATGATGTCATTTGTTAACGCTAAACGATTAGGAGACTAAGATAACGATGGCAGGTTTTAACTTTGAAGAAGTCCCAGAACGTAAAGTCGTTATTGAGGACGTATCTAAACACCTTCCTGATGAACATGTAAAAATCACCGTGGAGCAGGAGAAAGATCTTGCTCCAACGGATTTCTGTAAACAGGAAGAAGCAGTCAAACTTCCTATCCACCATAATCCTTATTTAGGGGTAGAGGTCGATAGTAAGAGCGATGACATTTTAAATATCATCTCCTTCATGGAAGGTTCACCTTGGGAAGTTGAGTATTACAGTCAGTACCTGGGTCAGGATGATGAAACTTATGCGTGGTCTATTGATCGTGCACCGGCATTCCAGCAATACCGCTGTATCAAACACTTCGAACTTAAGGTAACCAGTAGTTTATCTTATAGTTATGATGAATCAACAAAAACGGATGAGTTGACAGGTACTGCTCATTTCTATCCAGTATTAAAACCAAATAAAGGTGATATGTTTATTGCTGATATTGGGGATGGAAGAAGTGGTCTACTTGAGATCACCTCAGTGAAGAAACTTTCCGTACGTCGTAATACCGCATGGGAAGTCGAGTACTTTGTGCGTCAGTTCTTAACCAAGGAAGCACATGATAACCTCAAACTCAAAACCATCAATACAGTCGTCTTCTCACTTGAAAGACTTCGTATGGGTAATGGTGCATTCATTGAAGAAGAAACTTACAGTGAACTCGCTAATATCGAAGAGACGATGGATAGATTGATTCGTCAATACTTCCGCCATTTCTATGATGAAGAGACCTGTAGTTTTACTGTACCACTTGGTACGAGTATCCGTACTTGTGATATCAAACAAAACGATTTCTTATTATCACTTGTTGAGACATCACGCTATCCGGAATATTATCGTGTTAGACGTATTCGTACCGATTTAACTGATAAGCATAAGGGATGGAGTATTTGGGATGCGTTAATGAACCAATCATGGTTAGATCTTGACGATGCCATGACGAAGTTCAATATCCTCTCTAAGATGGAAATGCGCAATAATACCATGCAGTGGAATGGTAGTCATAGTCAATATACGCACTTTATTTATCCGTATAAAGATATCGTGGCTGCAACCGGTGTACAATACAATCCACGCTTTACGGCGCCTGCTGAGATCCCTATCTTTATCGATGAGGATATTAAACAAAATAGACGTTATATTTATCATGTGGGCATGAACAATGACTACGTCTTCAGTCAGTACTTCTATACGGCTGATGAGGATAACATGTCAAGATTGGAATTACAGGTTTATAAATACTTAAACCAACAACCAATCTGTCCTCAAGAAATTATGCGTTTATTAGGTGCTTGTACAAGATGGGATGACTTAGATAGATATTATTATATTCCTATTTTATATCTACTGGGTCATACGATTGTGATGGGTTACGTTGAGACTTATGGTGAAGTAGTATCGCCTTAAGAAAAAAATAAAGTTCTACATGGATACCAGATGATGTGAGAAGATTCCCAACACCATCTGGTTTGTTATGTATCTATACCGGCGAGCCGAGGAATGGGTAACCCATTTCCGCTTGAATACGGGCCGCATCTTCGCGTCCCACATTATACCAACTCATGATCCGGCGAAGCTGGGCTTCTTTCCGAATCTGGTAATGTCGCATCTTCTCAGACGCAGCATCAACTTCGGTAGATGCAATAATGTCATTTAAGAATGTTGTGTCCATGGGACCTCCAAACTAAAATGGCAAAACCGTTAGGTACGGTATTCAGACTACCGTACCTAACACCCTACTCGAGATATACGTCCTGAGTATCATGTAGATTATATATGAATATAATTTTGATAAACTGGGTTTTATAATGTTGAATTAAGTCATCTGTTTAGGGTCTAATAAAAAAATACACGAATATGAAAAGTAAAATTTACGTTATTGCGGAAGATCACTGGAATATCAACTCTATTGCCAAACAAGAACAACGCATCCTTATGTATGGTGTACAGCATCTGTATCATGAACTATGTAACGTTGAACCAAATGTGTTGCCAGGTAATTTAATTAAACTTTCTAAAAATAGAATTATAACTATGCTAGATAAAGAGGAAGATATCTGGGTAGGTGAAGGCAAATTAATCGATCCTCGTTTTAATATGGGGATATTTGAGTTAGTTAAAACAGCTCCTATGATTAAATACCTTTATGGTTTTGATCTAAGATTCGATGATCCGGAGTATAAACAGCATCCCGATATCCACCCCCAGCAACTTCGAGAAAGGAGAATGCTCGATATATTGAAGAACAATGTAATACCTAAAAATGATGCTGGTGAGGTTTGTTGTATTGCATGCGGTAAAGACCATCTTAGACAAGCTAACGCAAGTGAGATGGGAGGTAAATCGGTATTACGAGAATTCATCGATCAGAACAAGTACCGATTTAAATTCATATAACAAATACAACAGGGAGGCTGTGTTCTATGGTCTCCTGATCGTGTTATTTTGGTGCCCCACTAACACGTTTTTATTTTATTGTACTATATTCATTTTTGTTGCAAAAAAGAAAATAGGGTATATAATAGTGTGGGGATTTTTCCCCACACTATGTCCTATATGCGGAGGAATGGGAATCCCATTTCCGCTTGTATCTCTTGGGCGCGTTCTCGATTTACGCCGTACCAAGACATTAGACGACGAAGTTGCGCTTCCCGTCTTATCTTAAAGTTTTCAATCCGTTCAGCACTCAGTTGTCCTGGTACCGAATCGATGATTGTTTTAAGAAATTGATCATCCATATAGATTGGTCTCCGTATGGTGATTGTTAATACGAGTACTCCACGTGTTGTAGCACGTGGAGTACTATTACTGTAAAGCCGATACATCCTGCTTTACATCAAAAAGATAATATATACTTGTAAATTTTATAGACTAGGTTGGAGATATCCGACCTTGATTATGTCCAAAAAATGTATATCTACCCGATAGATCAGTTGTAGTTAACTATCTTTTAAGGAAATTTATCATGTCAAAAGTTTTCGAGTGCATGAATGCGGCAGATCTCCCTATTACTAAAATAGATGAGGCTGCAACGCTAACGATGTATATTGATGATATAGGTTCAATTGAGACGGTGATCCAGATTAAAGTCGGTAACGAAACTGTTCGTATCCATCCAGCAACAATATCGGTATCATTAGAAAGAAGTATAGCAAGTGATCTATGGAAAGCTTATTATCTTCCGATGTACTACCAGGTAAGTCTGTTGCGCAGTATTGTTGGTTTTATCACACGTACCACCTATATCAGAAATATCACAACAAGTGGCTCAATGACGATCACCTATCGAGCTAGAAATGATAACTTTACTATCGAATATCAAGGTAAAGAATATATCTTATCTGCTGATAGTAAAAAGGTGACATTAAGAAGTAAACATCCTATAAAACTACTTGAGTCACCTGTACTTAAAGTAGATAGTCCAATGGATACCTATAACTGCTATGCAATGACAGTAGAAGTAGCTGAGTTCATTGGTCAACTATCTACAGGAAACTCTATATTTGAGTGGCTGCAATCTATCATGGGTCACGCTGAGGAAAGAGAAAAATTCCTAGAGTGGTATAAACGAAAAAAGAAATAGCGGACAAAATAAGAGGGTACCAAAAGGTACCCTCGATTTATGTTGCTAAATTAGAAGAGGTCATCAAGATTGATTTTCTTCTCGAACTCTTTCATGTCAGTTTTATACTTGTCATGATTTTTGTAGATACTATCTACAATGTCTTTGCAAGACTGGAGTTCTTTAGCTTGTTGATCTGCTCTTGCTGCTTCTTCGATAAGAGTTCTTCTGTCTTTTGCAGAAAATTCCCAACCGTTGGCGTTAACATCCACTGCGGTCTCTTTGGAAGATCGTACACCGGGATATGAATTTCCGGTTTGGGTTGGGGCTTCGTAGCGCATCCCGTAGCTAGGAGCAACGTAAGTGTCAATAAGCTCATTACTTTTAGTAGTGATTTCATAGATACCTTTCTCTCTTTCATCTGAGATTGCAACTAAGGCTTGTGAAAGCTCTTTAGTTGTTTCATTTGTTTTAACGAGTGCTTCGTTATTTGCATTCTGTTGGGTGATTACCTGTTCAGCTTGTTTTGCTTCTGCGTATTTAGTGGCGTTATGATAACCCCATTGATAGCAGAGGAATCCAGTAATCAGACAGGCAAGTGGCCAGTGTAGTTTATACTTCACGACCAGTTCAGATACAAATGACAAGAAGCAACCAATTAATGCTTTAATTTGTCCTAATAACATTAGCATATCTAACTCTATTCGCCTTTTACTTTAATGTTAATAAAATGAGCTTGTTTAATGTTACCCCGTCTTGTTGAAACATTAAGCTCATTTAGATAAGGTTGTTCACTTCGGATAATCGTATCACCTTGTTGTGGATAATGGCGATTTTCTTCCGTGCAGATGACAACACCATTTCTATCTTCCATTGGAATATAAGGAAGATATCGGCCATCGCTACATCTTAATGGTTGATAATGATGCGTTGCAGTGAAATAACGTTTTGGTAATTGATGTGATGATACCAATGTTTTCGTTACTTCAAGTGGTTTTGGCGATTCCACAATAACAAGGAATGACTGCGGTAATGTAAATAAACGACGAATCGTTTCAGGTTTACGAACTTCTTCAGTCTTAATGCGTCCATCAAGATAAGGCGTTAAACCGAATTTATCATTACTGAAAAGATCCTTGTACTTCCAAACCTTTTCGTATAAGTGCCATCTCTGCAGATCAAACTTCAGTGTATTGTGGTTGATGTACTTCACTATTTTACCATCAACATTCAACCAATACAACTCACCACACAATACCACCCCAACCAATTTATTATCTAAATTGATATTGTCGATATGAAGGAAGACACTATTGAAGATATCCCCTTTCGCATCGGAAGGTAAAACATTTTGATCTTCTAATCGATAAAGTTTCACCTTACCATTGACTTCTTCAAAGTTGACGATATTGATATGACTCGTGTTAAGTCTTGATTGACTGACTGCACCTTGCTCGATAAATATTCCTGTTTCATCACCATCATGCCAGTGAAAGTATCCACCTATATTAAATAAGGAAGTATCACGTAAGTGTTCATGATCAACGCCTTTTTTACTTAAGTGAATATCACCGAGATCAGCTGGATGAACCAGGCTATCTTTATGATAACCGAGCTTCGCGTTCTTCTGGGTGAAATCCCATTGATGGGCATCCACACTATAGACCCACCCAGGTTGTCTATAGGTGAGGTTTTTTAATACCGGTTTCATTAAAATTTACCTTTCGCGAAGTTATGTTAAAATCTTAAGGTTTATCGGGAAATATGTACGTGCACAGTACACTTCACCCAACAACATAGCCTGAAAATTTTAACAGTATTTTATCGATAAAGTATAGTTAAACATTTTAACAAATTAAAGGAGGGTCATGAAATATGGCTCAAACAGAAACAACCGTTATTACAGGTAATGCTGCTTGCGAGGATGTATACGCAGCAATTTTGCTCGGCCCTGTCTGGGATGACCCAGAATTAGATAAAACGGGATTAAATGATGCTGCCGTAAGGGTAATCATCTCTCATCCTAAGTATGAAGAGTTAAGAGCCAGATATAACAATCTGGAGAAGGCGTACTCTAAACTCATAAATGGAGAGAAGACAGTCAGTCGTACTGACTATGAATCCTTACTTGCTAGTTTTAAAGAGATGGCCGGCTCTATGCCAAGACGTGGGTCGGTCACGGCAGATAGTCCAAATCAAGACGGATATACTAACTATGAGTATGATCAACTGATCGGTAGCAACCGGGACTACGAAAACAAACACGCATATCCGACTAGTTTCTTTAAGTACGGAAATGAAATCGATAGCAACTATTTTATCAACTACATCGTATCTTTTGCTGAGTACAGAGCTAGGGGCGCAGACAGTAAATTGATACCCTATAATGATCTCAAATTTCTTGCTGGTAGAGCAATGGAACTCATTTATGGTAGAGCATGGCGTATACCAAATAATGGACTGCCCGTCCTGTATACTATAAGTTCCGTGTACGCCGATGACCCGGTCAATGCCTTCACTAAAATTTTTAGTAAATATAAACTGCTTAAAGATTACACAATAAAACTCCACACTAAGATGTATACCAGTAAAGCTGTAGATCGTGTGGCGGGTGGTATTTATCGACTCGAGAACGAGATCATATATCTCAGCCCAATACGGACATCTCACCAACTAAGAGAACTGCCGGATGGTACTGATCTTTTCCTGGACCGATCCAGTCGTGGAGATTATACCTGGAACCGCTTCCTGAATCTTCTACCGAGTACTCACCCATTTAACTATATGCCAAAGATAAACGGCGATATCGCGTATAAAAGAAAGGCGGAGTATGATCGTAACCGGGCTAAGTTGATTGAAAAGATCAATGAAGCTAATGGGGAACTCGGTGTATCTGAGGGTGATATTTTATATCAAACTCCATCGGATATTCCGCCGTATCCAGAGGAGACGACTGTGATTACGGGCGATGCTCCACATGAAGATGTCCTTACGGCGATCTTACTTGGACCCGTATGGAATGAGCGAGTATCATTTACCGTCGCCAAAGGTGATGTCGATGACGCTGCAGTAAAACGTATTATCGCCCACCCTCGGTATAATGAATTGAGAAATCGTTATAATGAGGTAGAGAAAGCCTGGTGTAAGATCATCAATGGTGATACGTCTATCACAAAAGAAGATTGGAATGGACTTGTTAATCGTTTCAAAGAACTTGCTGGTAAGATGGAACGCCGTGGTACTCCAGGTGAAGCAAATGCGATTTGGGGCATTTATGATTATAATAACCTACTGAGAAAGTCCTTGGCGCCAATTGGGGATGAATGGATCAAACCTATCTTACAATATCGTGGTGGTAATCAACGCACGACAGTCAACTACATCGATGGAACACGAAATTATCCGGGTAGACCAATTGATTACAATGGTATCTTATTTGAGGCGCCGTATCCTGCTGAGATGATCGTCTGGAGAAATGACACGGTAGCTAAGCGAGATGATACATTCAAAGTATCAGATGAATATGCGGCCGATCCAGTCAATGCGTTTGTTAAAGCATTCAGAATCTTAGTAGATATTCTACCTTCGATCAAAATGCTTCATACCGGTGAAATTGTAACTGAGAAAACCTGGAACCGTGTTGCGGAATATGTAAACGGGAAGGTCGTCGAGCAGATGATGCTTCAACCATATCCGGTTAAGAAAACATCCCCGGAAGAGACGCTTAAGAAGTACTCGTTGTTTTATTCAGGTAATAGAGAACAATATTACAACAACCTTGTTAACAATACAACAAGTAATACGTTCCTATATGTTGCTAAGTTGCGTCAAGCAATAACTGGTCTCGATAAATCCGCTTACGATGAAGCGAAAGCACGCATCGTAACCAAAATAGAAGCAGTGAACCTCGGCCAGTCTAACCCACTCTACAAACAAGATCCAGCTGATCTTCCAGCATACGTGGATAATCGTCCTTATCCAATTCGTATGCCTCGTGAACATCGCGGTTTACCGGATTATGATAAATACTTCGGCACTAACCACTGGGATAATGATTTAAAAGTTGTCTTCTATTATTTAAATGGTGGCCAGAACTTAACTTCAGAAATCGTTGGTTCAACTGAATATGCAAGACTTAATGCGATTGGTCTTCAAAATAGTAATGCGTTAGCCTCAGCTAAACCAATCTTTGCAGATGCGATTGAATTATGGCGTGATTATCATCAAGCAATTGCGAATAACCAAGCTGATGTAGCGAAAGCAAAATACAAGTTACTTATTGCAAAAGTTGATGAACTCATCATCGCAACAGGTAACCCGACTATGCCTGCTGAAAATGGTAAGGTCCTTTCTTTCAGTGTATTCTTAAAACCTTATTATACACCAGAGGAAAGCTTAGATAAAGCAAATGCTGTACCATATTCAATCTCAAGTTGGTCTAAATACTTTTCACCACGGTTCACTGATAGAGCAGGTATAAACCGTCGCGCCATGTTTGCCGGTAATGTAGATGGATTAAACTATAGACTTGATCCTAAAAACATTACGGGTAAAGTAAAAGCACTAGAATATAATCTTGATTATGCTAACCTTGGTATCTGGTTCTTATCATTTATCGCATCAGATAATAGAGATAAACCACTCAAGCTTACTAGTAACTATGATTTCACGGGTATTAAAGGTTGGGTACCGGTAACGAAAGATAAATTCGATGAGATCAAAACGGCGTTTTCTGATTATATTGAAGCGGTCTTCCGCGATCATTTTGGGTTACGTGACTTAGTCTCTTTCCCAAGACCAACAAGTGAGCAAATTAATAAACTTGCACAGCTTGCTGATGTATACGGTGGTTCACCAGAAACAGTACGTAATTTTAGACTCGGTAACTTCCATTTAACAGAAGAATTGGTACCCGCAAACTTCACGCCTTATAGTAGACGTAATGAGCTAAACACTGCTGCAGGTGATTTACGTAAAGCGATTAGTGACTACATTAGTACTACAACACCAACGACTGCACAATATAATGCAATCGTAACGGAGTACAATCGTCTTAAAGCAGAACTTGCTACCTATAACGATTACTACAATACTAATCGTCAGTTCGAAGGTAAGTATGCGATCACGATGGATCGTGCGAATATCCGTTTACCAGAAAAACGTGGTGCGTCAGATAACGAATATAATGATTTACTTCGTCGTGTTCGTGATTATGAAAATCAAGCACGTGCTGGTTATACAACACCTAATCCACAAAATGAGTATCGTGCTTTGATCAATAAACGTACCGAGTTAGTTGATGAGATCAATACTTATAATAGAAAATATAACTACAGTGCAACGGATGGTGATAAATATATCAACCCTGATATCTATACACCAGAACAACCACGTAACTATACTGCTGATGAACAACTTAAGATCAATGGTCTTAATGATCGTTTCTTAGAAGTCAGACGTAAACTTGATGCCTATAAACGTGCATTGATTCCAAGTTACTTCTTATGGAATGATTTAAATACGAATGATACTTGGCATGCTAATACGTATCGTAACGAGTTCCTCCCTCATCAGAACTATCAAGGATTCCAATATATCCTCGATCACTATAATGAGTGGAACACCCGTTTAGATAATATCAGTAGTAATACGGATATTCCAAATATCCCTAAATTGATTGCTGTTGATAAAGCGGAATTAGACGCTCAGATTAGCGAGTATCGTCGTGATCTAGCCAAACATAAGACCGCAACTAATAACAACCTCTATCAAGCATTGGTAGAGAAATACGGTACATTAGGCGCAGCGATTACAAGTTTCAACCGTAAGTATCAATTGGATGATCCGAGATTTGCGGTTTATAGTGATTTAAAACTTAAACCACTTGAAGAACCACATGAGAATGAAGGCTTTAGTCCGTTACCTCAACCGATCAATGTCGGTAAGTTAGTTCAGTATCCATTTGATCCAACTGGAGTAAGCAAACAAAACCATGTTGAAGAGATCTATGATCTCACTGATACTAACCGCAATGAGTTTAACTACATCATCCCAAGATACGCGCCGTTCTATGCGGGCAGTGTTAAAGTTGAAAGACTTGATACGGAAGATAATCAACCGTTAGTACTTGAGAAAGACCACGATTATTATCTTGGTGGCCACTTCGGTGAGATGGAACCTTACGTAGGTGGTAAGCAACGCATTGAATCACTGATTCTATTTGATGATAGACGTATCACTGGTCGATATAAAGTAACCTACCAAACACTGGGCGGAAGCTTTATTTTAGATGCGACAGGTTATGCTGCTCAGATTGCCAACTACTTAGTTAACCCACTACAAACACCATGGGCTGAGATCGTAGGACGTCCAGTTAACTATCCAGCTAAACCACATGGTCACGATGTCGGTGAGTTAGTGGGTGTTCAAGATCTTATTGATGCGATCCTTCAGTTATCTGCAGCAAACCGTGAGATTGCAAGAGCAGAAGCCGCACAAGCCAGTGCAGTAGCAGATCTACTAGATGAAACCGCAGCAATGCGTCAGTTATCTCGTGATACAAAAGCGAATGTTCAAAACTTAATGAACCAAGTCCAAGAGAAATATCTTGAGATTAAAGCTTTAATCCGAAATGGTAACGTAGTCGGTGGAGGTGGTGGCGGTAGTTCATCCGCTGATATCGATGCTGCCGTATATCGCATGAAGAACGAGTTGACCCTTCTCTTCACGACCATGCTCAATGATAAAGCAGATGATTTATCTGGTAAGGTAAAAGCAAGACTTGATGCATTATCAAATCGTCTTGACAATATCAATACCGTGATGAATACGGCAATCGAGGCGAAGTTAAAAGAGAAAGACTACGTTCCTTATTCTGCTACCGTACGTAACCGTATCGATCCGAATGGTGTACTTCGTTTAACAGCAGATAAACAAGTAGGACTTCCTGCTACGGGTGTAAACTACCTTGATCCAAATAACAGTAGTGTCGTTACAACACGCAATACTGAAGTGACACCAAATAGTGTTATTGTCAGTGAGACTGCAGCCGGTAATAAACCGGTTATTAATCGTGTCAATGATGTTCGTCTTGGTTCAACCGGTAGAGTGATCTCTGTTTCAGGGACAATCGATAATCTTGCCCGTTTGTCTGAAACACCAAGTATCACAACCGCAACAAGTGTACCAGCAATGGTAACTTCTGCGATGGATATCGTTAAGAAAGTTAAAGTCCATACGAAAGGTGAGGAAAGTGCACCGACCAATACGTTAGGTGGTAGTAAGAAAGTCGTTTACTCACTTTCATCTACTGATACTAACTTGATTAGTAAGCACTTCTTTAACTCAGAAAGCGTCGTGACGGTCAATGAAGATGGTAGTACAACACCTGGTTATGGTTTAAATCAAACCTCAAGTTTTGCGTTTACTGTAAAAGCATTACAAGAACTTGATACGAAGATCCAAGCTGCAGCGAGAGGGGATTTTATTCCTACAGCTAAATTACCATCCAGTGATGCAACTGAAGCAGGTAAGATAGTTGTTGCTGATGCGAATAAGAAAATCAAATCAGTCGGTGCGATTAATTTCTCTAACGCAAATTACAATAGCGACACGTTCGGTATTGCGCAAGGTCTTTATACACCGAAGTATGCAGCAACTGAATATAACGTAATGAACGACCAGTCAACATTCAAGTATAATCTTGTTACTGAGTTTGAGAAATTACGTGATAACAACAGCTACAATACTCGTATCAATAAATCTGGTATGAGTGCGACAGCACCAACTGATGCGTTAAAACGCATGGCACAACTTCCTGTTTATACGGGTTCAACAAGTGAAGGTTATTTGGTTGATCTAGCAAAAGCAAAAGAGTTAACTAACTTTAATGGTGACCAACTCTCTACTGAGTCCTTACTTGGTGCAACAGCACTTGCGTTTAAAGACACCAATAATAAATTGGGTGATCTTGAACGTCGTGTGAATGCGGCTACGGGTGGTCGAGCAGATTACATCCCACTTGAGAAAATTCAAGCGGTGGTATCCGATCAGTATGAAGTCTTGGTCGCTGATGGTAGAAAAGGAACACTTCCTAGTTACCTTCAATTCAGAGACTCTAAAGCAGCCTTTGAATTACGCAGTGACGGTATTGCGGTTCATTATGCTAACCTTGTTGTAGACGATGTGAAAGTCAAAGCAAGTGATGCAAATGCATTTAAAACGAAAACCTTCACCGAAACACTAAGACAAGCTGATACAGTGAGACTTGAAAACACCGAACGATTTGCAGGTAGTCAGTTATCTAATGCAAATATCGACAAACTGAAAGGTTACTTTGATACAGCAACCGTAGTCAATCTTGATGATAAACGCATGTTTGTTGCAACAACAACTAACTACGGCTTTACGGATAATAGCACGACGACAAGTTTCTATAACCCAGGTGCAATTGATGCGATTTTACTTGGAACATTGAAACATGTTGATAAACGCTTAGTAACATTATCAACCCAGTATGATGGATTCTCTAAATCCACTTCATCTGCATTAAGTGCGGTAACAACGAAAGCTTCTTCACTTGAGCAAACAACCACTCAGTTGTCATCTCGTGTAACGGAACTTGAGAAAGGACCAACCACACGAGCACTCAATGAAGTTCGTGCTGTGGGTAACAGTGCACAAGCTACGGCTAACCAAGCGAAGTCTATTGCTGATAATAACAACTCTAGACTTAACACCATGGATCAGCTCGTGAGCGCTGCAACCAGTGATGTAAGTCGACTCAAGTCTGATGTCAATGCATTAAACGGTCGTATCCCGAATATCTCCATTCAGGGCAATGCAACTGACTATGCAACTGGTAAAATTCCTAAGTTTATTGAAACAGGTAAGCTTAGTGTAAGTAGTGTTCAGTTTGCTGTAGGTAGTACTACAAAAGTCATGAACCTCTCTGGTACTGACTTGATGTATAATGGACGCTTCAGACCGCAAGAAATCAACTTAACCTCAGATATCCGTAAGAAAGAAAATCTTGCGATCATCACCGATGCACTTAAACGTGTACTCACCTTGAATGGTTATCTCTATAACTTCAAAGGTAGTGATGAAGAAAGCGTAGGTCTTATTGCACAGCAAGTTCAGAAAGTGCTTCCATCAGCTGTATCAGAAGATGCAGATGGTACGTTATCATTAAACTATAATGGTATCGTCGCATTACTTGTGGAAGCTACCCGTGAACAAGAAGTACGTTACTATGAGTTATTGCGTCGTGTAGAAGCACTCGAAGCAAAACGTAAATAATTTTATCTTTTAGGAACAGGTAGGTGGTCTAGGATGATCACCTATCCTTTTCTTTTTCTTATTTTTATTTAAAGAAGGAGTGGAGATGAAGAAAGATCATTTCAGTAAATTAGAAGTGGAACCTTTAGATGAGTTCGTTGAGGGAAGACGAGTTTATCGTTTAACGAAAGACTTTACTTTTACCTCTGAGAAATACGGCGTGATTACCGTGCCAGCAGGTTTTAAAACAGACTTTGCTTCTGTGCCTGCTATTGTAAGAAGTATCTTCCCAACCGATGGGAAATACATGGAAGCCTCAATCGTGCATGATTACTATTATGCTTATGCGATTGGTACGAAGAAATTAGCTGACCGTATTTTCAAACACGCCATGAAGTTATCTAACGTATCGACCATTCGTCGTTGGTTAATGTATTGGGGTGTACGTCTTATGGGTAAAGGTCAATATGGGAAAACAGTTTCTCATACACCACGTGGTCACATCTATCAAGATATCCCACGTGAACAAGTGAATCCACGTAATAAATAATTTGTATTGAGGCTACAAAATGAGTAGCCTCTCTCTTATGTCGTCATTTCAAAAAGTCTATGTTCGTACCCATATATACGGGCTATGACACTAAACGTTTAATGTTATTTTAATAATAAAAGATTTAATAAGTAAGGATTTATATATGGCAGATCCAATCGTAAAAGTTCCAACGTATCCTGTCGATATGACAGGGGAACTTGCCAGTAACTTAGTGACTGAAAGAGTCACCCTTACCACCAAGAACCGAGATGAATTTAATATCATCTTACCTCGTTGTGCACCGTTCTTCCATGATAGTGTACAGATCAAGAAACTCGATACTGAAGAAGTCATGACCTTCGGTAAAGATTTCTATATTGGTGGTATATTTGAAGGTATCACGCCTTATACGAAATATAATCAGCAGGTCGGTAGTATCATTGTATTACTTGACCAATGGGTAGCAGGTAATTATGAAATCAAATACCAAACGGTTGGTGGAGATTTCATTTTAAATGAAACGCAATTTACCCAAGCATTGAAAAATGCAATCTTAAATCCGTTGATGGTACGCTGGGAAGATATCCATGAGAAACCGATTGACTTTACGCCAATCAAGCACTATCATCCAACTGATGAAACTAATGAATACGATGACTTCATTAATGAGTTAGGTCGAGTACGTCAAGCCTTAGAGAAATTCTTAGGCGAAGAAAGAAAAGGTACCCCATCTTATAATCAGATGCTTCTTCTTCTTTTAGAACATGGTCGTATCCTAGCCGGTTTAACAGGCCGTATCAATGATCTTCAAACTGAGATCACGCAATCCACTGCGGGTGCAATTGCACGTGCTTTAGAGAAAGCCAATGAAGTGGCTAAGATGGCTGAACAGTTAACAGCTAACTTATCTGCTGCGGTAGATGATCGTGTTGAAAAACTTCGTGTTCAAGTCAACGATAAAATTGATGTCAACCTTAAAAAGTTATATGCTGCAGATGAAGCATTAAAACAACAAATCACAACGACAACGAATGCACTTAAAGATGAGTTGACTAATGTCGTTAATGTGAAACTTGCTGATCATCTTGCTAAGATCACTAAGAACACGGAAGATATCGAAAAGAACAAACGTGATATCAACACGGATCTTGCTAACAATGTCGCAAACTTAACCCGTACGATTAATCAAAACAAAACAGATCTCACTAATCTTGTTAACGCATTAGCGAATCGTGCCGTGGTGAAAAACGGTCAAGCTGCGCAGGTGATTCAAGGTACATTAGAAGCCACTAAGTTTATTTCTGAAGCATTCGGTCAACTTAATACCCGTACGCTTTATACCGATAATGGCACAAGTAGCAATATCGATAATAAGGTCAATGATAAAACTATCTTAAAGCTCACACCAGATGGTACAGATAACTACGGTCGTTTCCGCTTTGGTGGGATCGGTAATAAGTTTGCTAGTCTATATCACGATGGACACGATAACGTTTTATTAACCAGCGATAACCAACCAATAAACATGAAAGCATTGGACTTCGTGATTGATAATACGAAGAAGTTATCTGATGCGGTATTCTTAAGTGGCAACCAAACTATGCGTGGCCCACTTTATTTACAGACTGCTGACTTAATCAACGTACCAGTTACTGACCCACGTTTTGAGGCATCAGGTTTTAGACGCCCAAATGGTACACCAGAGAACGGTGTAAGTCATAGTGAGCTTGAGATTGCTGTGATGCATTCTGGTGCACTAAGTCGTCCTGCTGGACAGGCTCGTGCATATGGTCGTACGATTGGTTTCAGTTATGGTCCAAGTCTTGGTTTAGTAACTGGCAGTTATGACGCACAAGGTCGTAATTTCAGAACCACTGATATCTTAACTCGTGAGTGGATGACCGGGGATAAAGCAAATAATAGTGCAGATAAGATCCCAACCACACAAATGGCGCAAGAACTCGTTTCAGCTAAAATCGCCGAAGCGAAAGTTAATCCAACACTAACTGGTATAACTTACATTCGTTCGCCAGGTAACAACAGCTGGAATGTTCCACTGATCCTCATGGCTGATGACCCAAATCCTAGATCCGTTGAGATGTGGATGGGCTTACGTGGTGTAGGTGGTGATACTAGAGCCAGTGCGAGAATTATCATCATGCCAGATAGAACGAATAATACAGTTATTCGTATGCATGGTGTCGTAGATGGTAATGACAATGCGTCGTTCATGGAACTTTATAAAGACCGTGTTTGGATGCGTCCTTATGGTAACCTACATGACTACTTCGTAAGACGTAGTGAGTTAGGTGATCTTAATGGTTACGTGAAAACGTCTCAGTTAAATGACTGGACATCAGCTGCAGGTATGGCTAACCGTATTCCGCATACTCACGGTAATGGTCACATCTATCTTGGTTATCGTGTTCACATCAGACCAGCTGCGGATTACCGTGGTGCGGGTTGGGATCATGTCGCTTACTATGACTGGATGTGGGATGGCGGACATGGCGGTGCGGGTCACTACTTCAGTGGTTTCGTGTTAGCCCACCATGTTGGGGTTCGTTCAGATATCAGAAGTAAAGAAGATCTTAAATTGATCGATAGTCCTTTTGAGAAACTTTCCGCTATCAATGGTTATACCTATAAGATGAAGAAAGATCTTAAAGGTCGTCGTGCGGGTGTGATCGCTCAAGAGGTGGAGAAAGTCTTACCTGAAGTGGTCAGTGAAGATACGAACGATAATGAAACCTTGAAATCGGTTGATTATAACGGTCTTGTGGCTTTATTAATCGAAGCTGTAAAAGAATTGAAAACTGAAGTGGTTTCTCTAAGAGAGGAATTAGATCAGTATAAAGAGGGAAAACAGTAACATGTCAACCGCAAAACAATATAAACGTTACCCGTTGGATTTAACGGGTAACCATCCTGATAATAGAGTGATGACAGAAGTCCATTCTATTACCCCACAGGAACGCATCTTTAATGTGATGGCGGGTGCATTCTATACGGAGTCTGTTCAGATTACTTATTTGGGTGAGCAACTAACTGCCCATGAGGATTTCAGATTCCATCGTGTAGTAGAAGATGCAATCCGTCAATCGGGTAAAGATGTGGCGATGTTAATTGAGATCACGGATAAATCCGTATCGGGTGATATCGAAGTACGTTATCAAGCTGTGGGTGGGGAATTCCAAAACATCCACGAATCACTTGTTGATATGCTTGAGAACTATAAACATGATGCACGCGGTACGTTCTATAAAGATATCATCGAAAAACCACGTTTCTTTGAACCGGTTCGTCATTTAACATCGATCTATGATATCTATGGATTAAATCCAATTGCGGGTCCACTAAATGAACTCGTCAGTATCGCTCGCCATCGTGCAACAAAAGAGAACTCCTCTTTATTAATCCGTTTGCACCGTATTGAGCAAATGATTCATGATGCTGATTTAGGTAACCTTGATTTATCAGGTATTGCTAATCTTCGCAATGAATTAAACCAAGTTAAAAAACAAGTTGCAGCTGCAGATATTACTGCGTTAACGCAATCTTTTAATGCGCTTAAATCTGCACTAGAATCTCAAATCTCTGGATTAACAGAGAAAGTCGATGCGGCACTACCTCGCGCTATTACGGAAGTAACGACTAACGTAACAAAAGCAGACGAGAAAGCACAACAAGCGCTAACTAAAGCAACCAGTACCGAACAAGCACTCAACCAATTCAAACAAGATGGTGGTGGTGTCACTCGTGAAGTAAACTTCGGTACGAATATGGAAGGGGCTTTTGATAAAGTCGGTCCATTTGGTTTCCGTTTAGTGATTAGTGGCGATAAACGTGTTGGTGGATTAACCACTGAGATGGCTGAAGTTAAACGTAAGCTTGAAGAAGCAGCCGCTAAACTTGCTGGTGTGGATACTAAGATCGCACAAGCGGCTGATAGTGCAAGGCTTCAATCCGTTGAATCTAAAGCAAGTCAATTAGAATCGAGTTTGAGTGTTGTAACAGGAACAACCATTCCTGCGATCAATAGTGACATCCAAAGTCAAAGTGGCCGTATCGCTGTTCTGATGAACACGATCGCAACAAATAAACACGATACGAAAGAAGCTATTAATGCAGTTAAACTCACAGCAGAAAAGGCGAGAGATGATCTTGCTAATCTCAACTTAAATGAGTTTAAAACCACAACTGTTCCTAACCTCATTACAACAAAAGTAAATGAGTTAGTAACACCAGTTAGCGATAAAGTTACTCAATTAGAGTCAGTAACGATTCCAGCTTTAGATACTAAGATTACTACTGAAACTGAAAAAGTGAAAACTGCTTTAGAAGGTGAAATCGCAAAAATCAAAAGTGCGAGTCAATCTGATGCTTCAGCTGTGGCAACAAGATTAGATGCACTTGAACCACAAGTCAATGATCGTTTAAGTAAGCTTGAGACAAAAGCCAATAAACTTACAACTGATTTAGAAGAGTTTAATGATGCAGCCACCCAAACTGTAATGATGGCAAATGGTTATACCGATCGCACCAAGAGACAACTTGAGAAACAAATTCAAGATGTTAACACAAAAGTCGCCGCAGTCGATGGTACAATTACCGGTGCAGTAAAACCTGTTAAAGACAAAGTCGATCGAGTTGAATCAATCGCAAATGCAGCTAAATCTGAAATTAATGAGATGAAACAAGCTCAAGTAGTTAAGGATACAGCACAAGATGGACGACTTGCTGAATTAGAACGTAAGATCGGCTCAGCGCAAGCCGCCGCAGAAAACGGAAGTAGTCTCTCACAAGAGGAGCTTAAACGTGTTGAACGCGAATATAAGGAAGCGGTTAAAACGGCAGTGCAAACAGCGGGAAGTAATGCTGATGCAAAAATCCAAGCAGAACGCGACCAACTTGATACCCGATACGTTAAAGGATCAGAAGTCGATGGAAAATATTATACCACCGAAAAACCTTTAATAAATGATCCATTATCAGTCGGTGCAAGTGATAACTTCCCAGCCGGTAAGTCTGGTTTCTATAATAAAGAAACTGATCACGGTAATACTCACGTTGGTGTTAGCGGTAATGCTTTATCCTTTAAAGATAAAGAAAATAGCGTTGCAGCTTACCTGACTTCATCTCAAGGTACCACAGCTGAGATCTTAACAACTGCTAATATCCAGAACGATTCAACCGCGTTTACTAATCCATCAGCGACCTATCCGGTTTCAGCTCGTGCGGCGAAAGAGTACGTTGATGCAGTACAAAATGGACTCAGTCAACAAATCACTGCAGCTACCCAAGGTATCGAAGCACTTAGAACCAATCTAGGTGACGGGAGTCAATACCTTAAAGGGACTTATGATGATACCAAGTTCTTAACGACAAACACCGTCTTAAGTAAACCAATGAGTATTGTGTTCCCGACTAGTATCACTGAAACTCATAGTGGTTACTATACGGCGAGTCGCATGGGTAATTACGATGATTCGGCAGATAAGATGCCACGCTCATTCATGTATTTGGCTGACAGCAACGGTGGTTTCGTTCTTGGTTTCAATAAGTTACCTGGTGGTAATTACGTAAGGGCTCGTGTTGGATGGTATCACGATAGTACCTTCATAATGGCTGAGTTATTAGATAGTCGTGATTTAGTTCATGCTATCGAAACTAACTCACCTCAATATAAACCTGTTTCAGTAAAAGGCTTGCGTGATTATCTTGGTAGTCAACTTAGTACATTAACCACTAAGATCGGTGACATCGAATCTGCTGTCACACCAGTTAAACAACAGGTGGAAGCTGCTGGTAACATCAAAGAAAAACTTGATGCAATCGAAGCGAAAGCAATTGCAGATAAAGCAGAGTTAACTCGTGCGATTGATGATAAAGTTACTGCAATGAAACAAGCTGCCGCTTCAGGTCAGCCGACTTGGATTAAGCGTGGTGATACTTATGAAGCGCAAGACTTTATCACACTTGGTACCATGCAAGCACCAAAAAGTAGTAAGCCGGAAGAATATTTCGCTGGTAGACTCGGTACGTATTATTCAGATAATACTTATGCTGCTCTTACCATACCAACTAGTCCAACGACATCTTTCGCAATCGTGAAAGCACAAGACCACACGCTATTCATTCGTCCTGGCGGTGGTGCTAATGATCGTCAGATCCTTACTAGTGTGGATGTGGAAGGCGATATTACGAAATATGGTCGGGATTACAGAGTACCTACAGTTGCTACAGTTAACCAGATCATCAATAATAGACTATTTAGCGAAAGTGAAAACACCCTCCAATTGGTTGAAAACGCAAAACGTGATATGAAAGCGACGTTGCCAACCTTCACTAAAGATGGTGACGTATTTAATGCGCAAAGTGTTGTAACGTTAAAACCAAAATCGATTGAAGCGGGTGATGCCCCAGAAACATTATTTGCGGGTAAGTTCGGTGTCTGGATAGGGAGTACACAAAGCGGTATCACCATACCAACAGGTACAACAGAGTCCGTATCATTGTACGTTTTCCCGAATAAAGACCTGATGTACAAATCAGGTGGACAATCTTATAAAGTATTGACTGATAAATATAAGTCAACTGAGATTGAAGACTCTACACCAAATCACAACGTTCCAACGGTAAAAGCAGTTAAAAACTACGTAAGTGGTAAAGTGGACGCTACCGTTCAGAAAGTAGGACAGTTAGATACTAAACTTACCCAGGTGGACAGTAAACTTGCTAACTATGATACGTTAACCTCTACCGTAGAATCACTTAAGACTTCTGCAGGTCAAGGCGTTAATGCTGAAGTACAAGCGAAGTTTAATGATCTTGAACCACGTGTGGTAAAAGGTGAAACTGCGTTAACGAAAGTCACCGAGATCGAAACTAAGTTAAGTAAACAATTTAGACGTTTTACTTATAAATCAAGTGATCTCATGCCAGGCGGTACCTACCCAATCAATGACGTCTATAAAATTCCTGGTCCAAACGATCAAGAAACAACCATCACTAAGATGGAAAACATGACGGCTAAGAAACTTTGGGAAGATGATAAGAACCGTAAGAAAGGATGTTTCCTTACCGTCTATGGTGATAGCGAAGCGATTTTAGCGGGTGAGTCATCATTCGTCAATTCGTGGGTTCAAGCGGCTGATGGTAGTGTAGATAGAATGAAATTACGTAACCTACTAAGTAGTATGGTAATGGAAAATAATTCTAGATGCGCGATTGGTATTTTAACTTGCGATGGCTATATCGTCGATGTTTATTTCTATAAACTGAACGCGAATACTCCGTACGAGATCTCCAGAACAGACTTCGGGGATTATACTGGTCTTACTGCAACACCAGGTATCCTACCTTATATTAGAGGAGCCTGTGCATCAGAAGGACTTGGTTATCAGATTGCATCTAGTGTAAATATGATCTCCAACGGTAAGCTTCAGGTTAATAATAGCAAACTTTCTAGCTGGGAAGTATACGGAAGTGCCGCAGATATCACCGCTTCACGTAAGAAAGAAGTGACATTCGAGAATGGGTATCAAACCTCAGCGAAACTGAAAGACGCTGGTGTATTACTCAATACGAAGAAAATCTTGTTTAGTGGTGGTGGTCGCAAACGTCATCTCATGGTTACAGTCCAGTCGGATACGGTTGGTACCGCAGTGATCTCAGACCAAGTACGTTTCTCATTGAGACGTGTGAGTGATGGTCAGACTTTAGTATTTGAATATCGTAACAGTAGCATGCCTGTCTCTAACAAAGCAGGAAACGAACTCCACGTTCGTGCTAAGTATGAGCTTGCTTCAACTGCAATGGATGGTGAGTATCAATTAATTGCTGACTTTACTGGTTTATTAACACCAGCAGCAACTGATACGATTTCTCACATCTGTTTGAGTTACATGAATAATAGTTTCGACTATATTCCATCAGATGATGATTTTGGTGCAACTGAAGATACGGATGCTTTCAATAATAAAGTACAAGCAGAGGTTCGTCGTTATATTCGTGAGAATATGAAACAAGATGCACCTGACCTAATCACGGAGAAATTTACCATCCAGCCTGGTGCGGAAGATTGGTCATCTGTTGAACAAGATCAGTACGGTAACATTCGTGCTCGAGGGGTTATCCTTCAGAACTACGATGGTGGTACATCAGCGGTCTTTGCACCTAACCAAGTGTTCTACGTTAGTGAAACACAAACCTGGACAGTACCTCGTGTACTTGTAGGTCGTAAAGCAGAAATTACGATTCGTGCTAAGTCTAAACTTGACTCAGAAAACAATCGTATTATCCACTCCTGCACACGTCGTGCTTTCGTAACTTTACCAAGCGGAACGATTAACATCCTTGCAGGTGAGTTGACCTCATTTGGTAATCACTTAACGGTTAACGTTAACCAAAATTATTCTGATGCACTTGTCCCTCGTGTCAGTGTCACCAAAGATGATATTAACGTTGTCCAAGAAGCGTTGATTACGATTGTCGTTTAATAAATGTAATATAGTGGGTGCAGGTTAGCACCCACTTATTTTTAAAGGATAAATAAATTATGACGAAATATGCCATGCTTGATGATGGGAATATCGTCACGCATATCGGGACTAAACAAGATAAAGATAACACGGAGAAGACAGTAAAATGGATTCAGTTATCGGCTGCCGAAGAACACGTTGTTCAGGTGGGTTACCAGTGGCGTCCAGATAAAGGTATTTTTGAACGAGTGCGATTACCACTCGATGAAGAACGGGAACGTATTCTTGAAAAGAATATCAAGATCTACTCAGATAAGATGGGATTAATTCTATCGGGTTATGACTATTATGAGATCATGACATTCCCATATCAAACCCAAGACTTGATTAACTATCGTGCTGTTGAACGTGGTGAAGCCACTTCTGACTTATGGTTTTTACCGGCACTGTGTCAAGCACGTGGGTTACCTGTTTCTATTATCGTAGATCGTCTTGAAGAACACATCCGTCAGTTTGCGAAAGTCTCTGGTTATATTACGGGGATGAAGCAGAAGTTTGAAGAGCGTATCAACTATGCACCGACTTATGAGATGCTAGATGAACTTGAACGCCACCTTGAAATCTGGCGTCAACAATCGCTCCTCTAATAGAAAGGAATAGTGAAATATGGCAACAGTCCAACTTAAAAAATATCCTGTTGATACAACAGGTAAAAGTCCAGATAACTTAGTGGCGAATGAACGTCATGAGGTGGACCCATTAAACCGTGCCATTGTACCACGTGAAGGTTTCTTCTATGGGGAGTCAATGGTCGTTCGTAATAACGATACCCAATTGATACTTGGTACTGACTATCGTTTAGATGATATCAATGATCAATTAACGAAAGAAACTGGTAAGGCGATCTTTAGTGCGATCATCTTATTAAAAGAAAGTATCATGGGTTACGTGACCTTAACGTACCAATGTTACGGTCGTGGTGATGAATATACACCAGACTATCTCGCTCAGTTAGTCAAAGAAGCAACCGTTGATAAAGTTGTTAAGTTTAATGATATCATCAATCGACCATCTGCGTATAACCCAGCACCACATAGACACCCAATTGGTCAAGTGATCTATTGGAATAGTGCAGTGAATGAACTTCGTAATCTTACTCAGGTGATCGAAAACTTACGTATTGCACATGACCGTGGGATGTATGCGTTCGTTGGGGACTTCCAAACTAAGTTATTGGCTCGTTTAGAGGCGATGGAAAATTTAGTGCGTGAGGCTCGTGATGTTATCGGTACGGTCGATAAGTTTAAACAATCCACAGCAGACAGCCTTGCAGGTATCGAAGCAAAAGTACGTGCACTTTCTAACTTAAATGAACTCCAAGCTTACATGGATAACATGAAGCGTGAATTAGACGCTGAGTTAAAACGTGTAAAAGCGGAAACGGCGAAAGTCAACCAAGCTGATATCGTTAAACTTCAGAAAGAGTTATCTGATCTTAAGATCACAGTTGGAACGAAAACTGCACAGCAAGAAGTCGCAAATCAAATTGCACAAGCGATTGCTAATCTTCCAACTAATGAAGGTATCTCACATCTGCTTGCTCAATATGCGAAGAAAACTGAGATCGTTAACTATCGTCCATTAATTGACGAGAAGATCTCACGTACTGATGCGGAAACCAAAATTGCAGAAGCGGCTAAGAAAGCAGAATGGGCTAAGCTAACAGGTAAACCTAAAGTCTTGACTCATGATGAATTAGATCGCTATACTGATAAAACCAATGACGTTAATAAGTTCATTATGCCAGGTACGTACAGTATCACCGCAGGTTATGGCAATATGCCATCTCTTAGACACTACGGCACTAATCTGGAAGGTAATACTAATCTGAAAGGTGTACTCGAAGTCATCGGTGATAAATCTTCTGGTGTGATCTATCAACGTTTAAATATCGGTGGATTAACCTTTACTCGTAATGGTACGGTAAACGGTGAGTTCGTCACTTACCCAAATCGTTGGGATGTAAATGTAGTCTCTCAACCCGCTTGGAATGAGAATATCAGTCTAAGTGATCGTAGCGTTAGCTCAGTATTCGCATTTACGAATACCATGCCTAATCTTCCTACTATGCCAGGTTTCTCACGTGGTCAGTTAGATGAATCCATGTGGACATCTGCGCAGAACTATGATGGCGTTGGTTTTATGATGCATACTCCGCATCAACGTACCGCATTCATGAGTCTTGGTGGTAACAACCATTACATCATGAGTAACGATGGTAGCGTGGGAAGTAGTGATTATACAAGTGCATCAGCATGGACAGTAGATCGATTAATCACGCATCGTGATCTTAAGGATAACTTCCCAGATTTATTTGGATTAGGCGATAAACTTGCTGATCTTCAAAGAAAAGTGGTAGCCGCTGCTTCTAGTCAAGTTAACATCAACACCCAAAATAATCTCGATGATATCGCATCTGATAAAGTCGTGAAATTATTCGATGGCGGATGTGTTGGGGTAGGAAGTCTAAGACTGAAGAATGGCGGTGGGAATGCACTGCTTACTGTTACAACAGGTGGTGTTCTTGATCTTGGTAACCAAGCTACAGTAACTTCTTTAGTAATGCGTTCAGATAAGAGACTTAAAACATCGATTAAACGCATTGAGAAGCCCGTAGAGAAACTTTCTCAGTTAAATGGATATACTTATCAGTTTAAAGATAAAAACGTGTCTACGGCTGGTTTATTAGCTCAGGAAGTAAAAGAGGTTTTACCTACTGCAGTAGTAGAGCAAGACGACGGCATGCTATCACTCGATTATAATGCGGTTATTGCTTTATTGGTTGAAACCGTCAATGAACAGTCTAAACGAATTGAGAAGTTAGAAGAACAAGTTTCTGAACTCACTAAAAGTAAGGAACAAGCACTATGGCCTATCCAGTAATACCTGAGAATATTGCATTTGGAGAAAGACAATCGTTAACACCGTATAGTACGTCATCTGTGAACGTTAAATATTCCACCTACGGAAAACCGTTCATATCGATGGAGTACCCAAACGCAAAATGGATACCTGTTAACAGCGACGGAAGTGAGGGTTATAGTAAAAGGATTACTATTAATGGTAGTATACCGTTTCCAGCGAATATTGATTGGCTTGATACGAGCAATACAAGACGTTCTACCATCGTTGGTATGAGTCGCGGTCAATTATCATCTAACCGTGCAATATCCATCATCAGATATACTTGCAAGTTCTACTCCGATCAGCAGATCATCAGCGCACCGAATATTTTCGGGTATGATGGTCGTATCTCCCCACCTCCAGGATGCTGGGGTGGGATCGTGATGATTGGAGATTATCCGATGAAAGACCATGATATCGGTGTACCGGGTAACCCTTACTATATTGCAACGAGAAGTAGACCAGGAGCAGATGGTTACGTGAATACGGCGCTTGTTTATCCAGTGGATGCTACTAATAAAAACCTAGCTGCCGAGTATCCTGCTGTAGCGGGCTACTCTATCTTTGGTCGACCAAGTTTACAGCACGATAGTGCTGTAAATAATCCACCGCAACCATATTGGCTTGATATCAATACAGAAAGACATTCTGGTGTGGGTAGAGCAAGATATGCGAATTATATCCGAGACCAGAGTAGAGATCCGGATAACCCATGGCCAGGTGATAAGTCAACTAAAATTATCAGGCCAGGTGGTGTGGGGTGTGGCTCAAGTGTAAACCGCTATACTTACTTATCCACCCCAGATGGCATATGTCTTGAATATATTAATGTTGCAAATGGTGGCTGTGTTGAGGTGGAATATGCTGGTGCGACTAGATTTGCGCAGCCTACTAGGAAGTGGGAGCTGAATAGTGCAATACGAAACCAAAATAATAGGGTGGTGCTAAGTGAACTTACCAGTAATACGGCATATATCCCTAACAACAATGTTCTCGGATCTGCTAACCAAAAAACTGAGAGTGAGAGCAGAGTCATCTTTTTAATCAAGGCGAATAATAGCGTGATTAAAATTAATATTCGGGATTGTAATTTCTTATCGGGTGTCCGAGCAAGATACCAGCATATTTATCTAGCTAAAATCATCGGAAGTAACAACAAGATTATTTTTGATTGCGGTCTGGCTGGGATAAATTTTTATGGTGGTGAGGTTGCGACTGATGAGATATATTGGTATGCAGGTCTTTGCGATAATAATACCAATGAAGTTATCTTTACGATGGATTCTGAGGAAAGAGATAATATATTCAGATTCGAAGGTGGTCCACCGAATAGATGTCGTACGATGTACCCGATTGCTAAATCGATAGGAAATGGTGCCGGTGCGCAGAATCTTTGGATATCGGTCCATAATACTCAGCTTAATGAAGCAAAAACTAACTGGTATATACAACCAAATAGTTTTGGTGTTAAACCATTCTAATTGGGAGGTTAAATGAAATTCACAAATCCAAATGATGTCTTCACTAACGTCCCAATGGATAATGTTGGAATATCTCAGTATGCTGGTACGGTTGATTTCGTTAACCAGGTTACTTTAGGTGAACGAACAGTTACTTTAAATGGTGCAAGATTGAAGGTAAAACGTGTAGCGAAAGATCTGAAAATCAATCGCCGTGCTACCGAAGCAAATCGATCTAACCCGATGATCGGCAAGAATCTACTGGATAAAACTAACGTAACGCAGTTGAGAACCCAAGCATTAATCGGTGGTACACTTAAGTATTTAACGAATAATGACCGCGGCCCTTATATAAGTGGTATAAAAGTAGGCGGGGATAATTTCCATCGTCACTTCAATGACGATGGTGTATCGAATGCAGGATATGGTTCTGGCTATAATGTTGTTGGCAGACCTTCTGATAGAGCAAGTTATTTAAGTGATAAGCTGCTAGAATTAGCAGATCCAATCCTAATGACTAACCTACCTTATTTACAATCAAATGAGGTATGGCCATCTACTCAGATAGATTTAGCACCTTATCCAACTTCGATTAGTTCTCGTATTGGTACGGACCTCAATATTAAGATGACTTCTGCTAATATCCCAGGTAAGGAAATCAGCGATCTCATTTATCATATTGAGGTGAATGATGTTAGACTCAACGTTGATGATTTTCCGAGACTGGACATTAATCCAAATAAGAATTTTGGACCGTTTGAACACAAGTACGCTATCTTTAATTTTGATGGTGATAATGAACATGTGGAACTCTCTGCACATGACAGAGATAAAACTACAGCGGAAAAAATTGACTATGGTGTACTGCATCGCATGGTTTTGGGTAATTATAATGAGCGCATTGTAGGGAGATATAACTCGCAGCAGATGCACGATCAGTTGCCTATCGGCCACAACCCCCGTGAAGCTAACAGGGTATGCTATCCTATTTGCGAGAACTTCAAGTTAAGCAATGCCCACTTCAGAATACAGTATAATCGATATAGTCCAAGTATACCAGAGACATCACTTAGAATAGGTGGCGCGACTTTTGACCCATTCAAAGGTCTTAAGTATACACCTGGTATTGGGGATTTAGGAATTGGGTCTAACTATCCGAAAGGTAAATATCTCCCTCGTTACATGTGCCTATGGGCTATTGAGGGTGATAATAACTACGTAGAAATAGACTTGGATTACGGAGGTAACATCTACGTTAACAATGTTGATCCAACGGTACTTAGATATTTGTCACTTGTTGGTATCCGTGGTACAGGAAATGTCGTAGTGATAAGATTAAGGAGAGAACTTAAATTCTACGGTAATCCAAATTCGGATGATGGTGCCGTTGCTGTTTTTACGATGACATCAAATCATCCAGATAAAAATGTTGTCTATATCCTAGGACCAAAAAACCAGAATATCTCTGAAAGTATTATATTCAACGAAGAGACATTCAAGAATAGAATGCGCAGAACCTTATTTGGTTGCATTGAGATGGACTTACAGCACTCGTACTGGGAAGCCCAACAAGCTGATCAGTTTAAGATATACGATAAGTACTACACTAATCTCTGATGTTAATTCAATCCAACAACATAAATCGAGGCATCCCTAGGGATGCCTCTTATTTTGTCCACTACATCAAAGATTAGTGTTGTTTTTGAGCCATATAGTGACTTACTAAAGATTCACGTAACTCTGCGGTTAATGGTTTAACAACAACTTTATCACCTGCTTTAGGCGTAATCACTGTCATCTCATCATTTAAATCAGAGAGTTGTTTTGCGAATAAGACGAAGTCTACATCGGTGCCCTCAGAAATACCTGTTACAGTAGTGCCTGCTTTAGCAATGGTCGCATAGTTGTAGTTGGTTGTACCCACTTTATACGGTTTTGCTAAAGTCATATCGATCACACCGGTTTCTAAAACGGAAGACTTAAGTTCTTCGAAACTTGCTTTAAGTAAATCAAGTCCATTCTGGACAGGATCAAATCCTTCTGTTAATCCAGTCACTAAATCTTCCGGATTAAGCTTTGGGCTGTCAACACCCGCCGGCATCTTAACTGTATTAGTTAAGATCGCATCTAACATCCCAATTACACGCTCATCCACGGTACCGGTTAAACCTTCAGCAGTACTGTATACTTGACGTCCATCTTTCATTGCAGATTTAGAGCAAATCGCACGTCCGTTTGCGAAGTAAATGGCTGTTTTGTTGCCATCCGCATCTTCATGGAAGAAGAATTCATGCTTACCTGTTTTCACTCAAACTCCTTAAACTAATCTCGCTGCGATTTCTAATTTACTTGCAGCACGCGATAACCATCCGTTCGTGAATGCTTCATTTTGTGGACGGTTCTCAGTGATACTGATATAGAAATTAGATTGCATTGCAATCAAGTTAATAATAAAATAACGTAAGCCTGTTTGACCATTACGTTTAACGAAATCCTGGATCGCACGTACAGTACCAGGACCAATCGCCCCATCAACTGCCACATCAGCGTAATCTTTACCACCACGGTTTACTACGTTAAGTAAACGTTGTACGTGTTTGATGACTGCACCTGAGCCACTATTTACTGCCATATCAAAGACATGGAAAGCAAGTAATGGATGGATTTGCATTAATTCATCACAACGGTTTTTCTTCCAATATACGTTGTAATAGATGTCGTAAGCTTTTGCTTTAGTTAACTCACGCATTGCGCCAGCATAACCATTTGCAACGGCTACGGCTTTAGTAATCCCGTAGTTGGTTTCACCACCACGGTCATTTGGGTTATTCACATAACCACCTTCTACCTCAATCACTTCTGAGATAATATTGGTTGGTGTGAAATCCCCAAGAGTTTTAAACTTAGCAAGATTGAAACTCATCTTGGTTGTTACTCCTTTATTTATAATAGTAGATGTGGGTGATAAGATCACCACCCACATAAAGATATTAACTACAGACCGCCACTATTGATATCTTTATCCTGTCTATTGTAGACTAATACCTCTTCACTGTTAATGACGAGGTTATTAGATCCAGGACCATTGATACGACCAGTTTCTGCATCGACAGTATTACCTGTTGGGAAAGTACCGATTACCCATGCTTTATCCTCATATTTCGTATTAAAACATGAGAAGTGGAACATTGGGTTGATATCATAAATCCAGATGCGTTTACCGTTAACCTCGCGATACCAAGGTGATAGGAATAGTGGGAACTTACGTCTATCACCAAAAATACCCCAGTAATCACCATCGTGATTATCAGGTAATAGCCGTCGGTTAGTCTTCATCTTGGATAACTTAGACTTATCCACCACTGTAGTTAGTCCAGATGGATCATAGGCTTGTGGAGTATCCATGAATGCATACGTCCAATTGTAGTTACTGCGATTATCCCAATCAAGTGAACCTAGTAACCAACGTGGTATCCAAATGCCCGCAAACTCGCCATCTTCCACCTCAAGTATTTCGGTTTCGGTACGACCAGCAGATTCCATCCAACCCATTACTGTGGTAATACTATCGTTTGATGAACCCCACGGCTTAATGGTTTTCTCCAATGCTTTTACTTCATTGAAGCTTAACATTTTTACACTATGGTCACCGTCTAGACTAATAGGTAGATCATCGATACCATATAACTTACCAAAGTCAGGACCAAATGATTGCATGGTGTATAAAGGTGATAAACCACTAAAGCGGTCATATAACTCAAGAACACGGTTGATGAATGTAACATCCATCTCTGCAGTTCCATCATTATTAAATTTCCATGGAACACCATTATTACCATTATTACCGAACCACGCACTATCCTTTCTATTGAGCCACGATGAAACACCCCAATAGATCGCCATATCCAACGGTAATCGCTCTATCTGTACAGCAGAGTGCTGCGCTGGATGGAACGGTGGGATGCGGTTGGTCTTCGCAAGTAAGTAACCAAAATACCAGAATAACTTAGCTGGGATCGTAATTCGATCCATACCAGGAATCAGATGTCGGACATCATGATTGTTATTTGGTAACTCTTCATCCTCGTAAGTATTTGGATTGTCATGTCGAATACGTTTTACGTAATCAAGAATCTTATCTGGGTCGCTCATGATAGTGGTATCTGCCATGCCCTTATATAAACTCAATGCACGCATCGTATTTAACATCGGATGAAGTGCAGCTGCAACGTATTGGGTCCAACCCCCTAACAATGATCTCGAGGTATGGGAGTTATAAGGGATGATTGGAATATCATTTGCTCTAGTACGATAACCACCGTACATCATCTTGATCGGCTGATTACTAAGCCCTAAGAATGCCCAGAATGAACCGTAATCATATCCATTTGCTCCTGCGTTAAGTCGATTATAGTCATCAAATCGAATCGTACACGCATTATCCTCACCTTTCGGTTTGAAATAACTGAAGTTCAAGAATGAATCCGTATAAACAGTACTATCTGATGTTAACTTCGTTCCACGATATAAGTCAATCGAGTTCGCTGCAAAACCGACATCACGTTTCGAATAACGATAGTTAAACGGACGGTTGATCATACTTGTCTGAGTATAACCTGTGCGGTTGCCTGCCCACGTATAATCGCGGTAGAAACGATAAACATCATTTTTACTGTAAATAGTAGCGGGTTGATTCACCGTGATTATAGTCGGTCTAGATGAGAAGAAGGATGTTGGTACTAGCAAGTTCCCTTTTGTCGCATCTGACCTTTGTACATCCACTGAGATTGTATACGTAAATGGCGTATAGTCACTATTACGTAACTGCGCACTTGTACTCACTTTCGCCAGCATGTCGTTATACTTCGCACTGTCTTGCGCCGTCAACAGCGCACTACTATAGTCAGGTGAACGGTTTAACTGGAGGTTAGAATCAAGTCGTCTGTTCTGATTTAAAACAGGCATCACTCGCTGTAGTGCATGTTTCGTTGCTCTAAACTCAGCACGTTCCGTGTTAATCTCAGCATAGTCTCCATCTGCGAAGGCATCATATAGATCCACAACACAGTTGATGATATCTGATCGGCTGATCGTACTAGCGATATCTGTTGCGTTGTTAATCAGATAACCATTCATTCTAGACATGATAATCGTCCATAGGAACGTATGCTCCGTACCTGGCATGTTTGGTGGAACAATGTACTCAGATGTCCATGGCACACCTTGTTCACCTTGGGTCTGGCTGTTCGAGGTGATAAATCTTGATAATAACATGACCAGGTTAAACGTCGCAGGACCACAGGCTGAATCACGACCTACCGATGCAAACCCATAAACTTCCGTTAGGCATTGCAGTAATCGCACTGCTTTAGATTGCGTATAACTTGCAAGTTTAGAGATATATGAGTGAGCAAGTACGGTAGTGCTCAAACCTGTACGATAACGCGTAGGAATGAACATCCATCCGATCTGGGTTGGTGCACCATCTACACCTGAAACGCACACGTTACGGTCAGATCTAAGTGCGATCACCCAAGGTTTCATTCTATAACGACTATCTGCCTCGTAATCCGGAATCGCCGTATGATTGATCTCGATCTTACCGAGGTAGTTATCAAATGAAGGAAGAATATTATAAATCTTCGCTTTCTCAATAACGGATTCTTGATAGAAGAGATTATGGTCATAAGTTGTATATTTCACACTCGGTACACGACCTAACTGACGGAATTCAGCTTCTGCAGTGGTCATCTTTTGCGGTCGATATGGACGCCAGTTATGCGCACCTTCCCATGTCGTAAAGGTAAGAAGATCCAATGCAAGTTTTACGTATAGTCTTGCAAGATCATCATCTGATTTGCCACCACCCGATGCATTCTCACTAAACTGCTTACCTGTCTCAAATCGTTGATCAAGCATAAACTCGTAATCTGGATCAAGCACTTGTCGATAGGCACTATCTTTGTTTTTACTGTTCCATTTATCCTTATGGTAATATAAATTGATTACCGCAAGATGATAGGCAACTAATGGTTGTAAACCCATGAAGTCAATCTTACCATCACGTGCAGCCATAAAGATCTTAGCCATGTGGCCATTTAAGTTTTGGGTGACTTTATCGCGTTTCTCAGCTAAGGAGATAATCGTATCTCTAAATCCAATCAACTGACCATCTTCAAGACGGCTTCGTAACTCGATCTTAAAGTATCTTGGTGTCGGTGCACCATCTGGTGAACAACAACCCGCAAACTTCGTATCGTTTTGATCACGCCACCATGTACGCCCTAATAGATCCAGATGGTCAATAGAACAAGCAATCGCCCTGTTTTCTGAATCAGGCCCTGATGCGAGGATATCGCGATAGTGGTTGATGTTATATCGCATCTTATTGAAACATCGCGGTCCTACGATCATCGAGTAGAGAACATCATAATCCTGAGGAACCCACGGTTTACCAGGCCTTGCTTGGTAAACAAACAAGCGATAAGCCACGTATTGGTATAACCATGACCATTCTACACGACAGTATCTTGGATAACGTAGATTATGGTGCTCATTCGATGCATATGTGTTATTCTTCGCTGCTAATAAGTCATTACGGATAATACTAACGAAATCTTCCTCAGTAACGTTATTTAAACCAAAGAGTTTCTTGATCTCAACTAAGAGATACTTATTGATCACCGTATTAGCGGCTTGTTTAAACTTGCCATTTGGTCCAGTATCTTCCCAGAGTTTCTTAAACCCTTTCTCAGTTGGCGGATAATCAGCATAGAACTGAAGGTATTTATTTTCACCCTCACCAATATAAACGTAGTTCTCAAAGAAATCCGATATCGCTTCATCAGAGATCCCGATTGGGAATAGGTGAGCGAAATAAGGATACATCAGATACTTACTTCTACCAGTATGATACATGGCTACAGGACAGCGGTTGAAGTAATGCATATGCACGATACGCCAACCATTTGGTCCTTTTAATATCTCAAGCATCTTATCATCATTTGGAAGTGTAGTGTTGATGATACGAGTATTCGGATCACTCATCACTTCATCTTGACTAAAGACACTAAATGGACCATAGAAATATGGCCATTCTGATTGTTTATCGGCAAAGACATCATCATTTGAGTTACTGTAGTCAAAACGTGCGTCCCAGTAACCGTGCCAACTCTCACGGGTGATACTTTCAATAGCATGGTTATAGGTAATACTATCCGTTAAACCAGAACTGTAATTCATCGTTTGCGGATAGAACTCATCGAAGTATTTGCTGTTATCAGCTATGAACTTCTTGGTTGCAGTAAAGCTACCACTCTCCGACCAATAAACCCCATCGATATGATGCACGAAACGATGTCTGGTTCGCCATGCCTTAAAGAAGTTTGTATCCGTCCAACTGACATTCGACTCGGTAATAAAGGCCGCATCTGCGACCTTAAAATTAGTCTTATCGATTTTGAATTTCTCCGCTTCTGAATAATTGTCTTTCGTATGGATAAGCCAATCATCAAAAGGTTTAAGTACCACATCGATGTCGTATGGTCTATCTTGTAACCCTTTCGAATAACCATGTACACCATCGATAATACTTAAGAGTTTAGCTATGGTAGTTGGTTCACCATAGTACTCTATCTTTTTCTTTTCATCTGCCATAATAAGCTCTTATTTCTTATAGCTGCACAATTTCGGTTTTATACATCCCAGTTGGACTGTCCTCGATGTTTACACCACGCTCTACGTAATATCCAGTCACAAGAGATGACCACTTGTTTTCTTCATACCTGAGGTTTCCTCGAATCAACTTAGCTGATGCAAAGAAGTACTCTAACCAAATATCGTTTTGTAAGAAGAAAACTTCCGGACCTTGTTCCCAATCAGGTAACCATTTACTATCTGGTATTCCGTGCTTAGCAAAGATTTTGGCGAAAGCAGGTTTGAGATCTTTCGGGGTACCTTTCACGCGTTTAGCATGTTCGATCAAGATATCCAATCCAGCCGTAATCAACCAACTTTGCGGTGAGTTGTGTACTTCAATATAATCATTAACACCAGCTAACTCGCTGACGTCATTTGGATCAATGCTGGTCCCGTATGTTTCTCCAATACCCAATTTAACTGCTCTTTTTCTCGTATAAAGAATAGAACGATATCGCGGGTTATTGTTTGACTTCCCAGCATAGATACTTTCCTGTCTGTTTTGGTTAGGTAATCTGAATTGATTTATCAACCCCTTCGGGCCATCTGCTATCTCTATCGCATCTAGGTGATAGTCATAAGTCGAGATAGGATGTCCTTTCGTATTAAATTTATAAGGTAACTCTCGATCGCGCTCTCCTACGAGTGTGTATTGGTCAAATGCTTTGCGATACCACGCTTCACCGTCAGTATAGTCATAGAGCGGGTTCTCAATCATTGTAGATGATACACCGTCGATAAGCTCGTTGACATTACCCTCATACGGCTTCCATTCGTGTGGTAACAGTGGGGACACTGATGCGACTCGAACTAGTGGAGCAATATCGCATGAGCCAAAGATACCATGCCGCAACGGCGGCGGTGCATTACGCCTGTAATTATATTGCAGATTAAAATAAAAACCGGATAAACAAGGGAAATAACCACCTAGGACAACGCGGGCTGATGAGTTGCGACTGACGAAGAGTTTGTTACTCTCATACTGATGCAACCAAGCCGTGTTGTCTTGTATTGTACCATGTAAATAACCACGAATATACTGATAATCCACCTGACCATTTTCCCATGGGATCATGGTATAGATTGGTTTATCTTTGAATAGTCTTGCAGCTGGTGCAGGTTCAAAGTTGACCAAGGAATGGAGATTACCACGATGCCAGTTATTTTTATCCGCATTACCAGTAAAACCAAATCCATCACCCTGCGTCAGGTAAGTCGCGTTCGGATTTCTTGCATCGAAGTTATATCTTGACATAATGGAATTCGCATTTAAGTTCGCAGGTAGTCTAAAGTGGCCTAGTGGTACATTGTAGAATCCACGATTTCCAGTTAAATAATTCGGTGTACTAACATGGAGATACTCGGTTCTTTGTGATGGCACGCCGTTAACACCAAACATCGCATAGATAGTATCTGATCTACGATTATCTGGATTGTTTTCCGGTACTTTATTCATGAAAGAAAGACCAGTGTGCAAGAATCCGTGGAGTTGGATATCCTGATATGCATAAGTCGGTCTTAGATTCTCGCCATCTGTCATCACAGCCACACGCATATAGAGTTCACTATATTTCAGACGTGGGATGATGTATTTCATCCAGTATTCTTGGTTCGGAACATTTCCGTCATTGGATAATTGTAACCCACCAAGATATGGTATCGATCTTGCCACTTCATTAACATTATTAAGATTAACAGTATTGATGAACGCATCTCGCTGTTTAAAGACATTATCACGGTAAGCAGCCATGTCTTTATGATAGATAACCTTTATTGCGTTTAAATTAATGAAATTACTAATGACTTTCGTTCTGGTTACATACTGGACAGCATAGGTGATGTTTGCTGTGTAGGTAATTCCATCGGTGGTTGATAGTGTACAGTTTACATCAGAAATGCCACCCCTGAAGTTATGGTTTCTTCTTAGGGCATATGTTGTTAGCCAAAGATTAACTTGCCATTCTAACCACTTTCTTGCACCAATAGAGTTGTTCACTAAACCACGATAAATTACACCCATGAAGCCAAGTGCATCGTTTTGGAATGTCACTTTACCTTTAAGCTGTTTCGCTTCACTACCTACGCGACTGATATCACCTGCACTTGTTCTAAGTGGTCCATGCCATAAATGAGGTCCATTTGAGATCTCAAGATATTGGTCATTAATTGGTACAAAACCAAAATAGTTATCTAAATCTTTTGAAATAGGACCACTCACTGGTTTACACGGAATGCGTAGTAAGAACTCGCTATCTGGATTTGGTAGGTAGTAGTATTTTTCATTCTCGTATCTATCACCAAAATCGTCAAGTTGTTGTAGTTTTTCAAGATCATTACTTAATGGAATAACCAACTCCGCTAACCAAATCGGTGTATCATCATAAAGGCGATTAGCTTCATCTAACGCATTCCATTGTTCAGCTGTTTTTAAACCAAGCTTGGATGGAGTATAATTCACTTCAGAAATGGGAACGACGACGTTAGTTGGAATCACCCGACCAGCTCTATGGAACCACCGAATAGATCCACTATTCCCAGTATTTGGTAGGTCACCACTGATTGGTGTATACTCATTGATATTCGCTCGAGTAGCAAGATTATGCTGACCGATGATATCATTATACATTAACTCAGCAAGCGAATCATTTGGCGCGGGGATAAACTTACCTGATGGTGTTGCACTTATTTCGAGTGGCACGAGTTCACCATCACGTGCCCGAATCATCGACATTTCTGGTTGGTAAATGGCAATGTACTGATCAACACCAATGCGAAAAGCATCGTTACTTTCGATATTTAGTGAATAATAAGTATTACTGATTGTTCCAGTATTACCATCCAACTGAACGAAGTCAACCTTAGTTTGGTCATTATCAATACGATAGAATACGATATCAGGATAAGCTTTTGGATTATCCTTACGGGAAACGAACACCATGGTACCTACGCCAGGATTACGTTTACATTCCCATGTCGGATAAAGTTGTTTCTTAACGTTTTTATACCGTGCTCGGTTAAAGCCGTAGTAAGTAACCTTATCCTTACCCGCACCTACCGTCTCTTCAACAAAGGAAGCACGGATCTTAGTCTCAGGGTTATCTGAGAAAACAAACCCGCTGCCTGGTTTAAAGTTAGTCGTATCCTTAACTTCTCTCCCTGTTGCCGCATCGACTGAATAGAAGAACTTAGGTTTTGCTTTTTTATTAAACTGATCTATATCTGGATGTTCTCTAATAATAATACGAGCTACGTTACCTTGTGCAGTAATCAGTGTTCGCCCAAAGTAATCATTTAATATATCAAGCTTAATATCTTTAATATCAGATTTAGCGAGTTCGCTTAATTTCACTTCTTCGGGTAATACATTGATCGTATCCTTGTAATTACCACTTCTGTTTAATCTCATCCACCCATTACCGTACTTACTTGCGATATCAGTACTCTTATCGTCCTGATTGTATTCGGTAATATAGGCTGTTATATTTCCTGCCATATTGATCTATAGCTCCTATTTAAATTCATTCTTATTTGTATATAGACGACATAAGTGCGGGGTATCACAAGGATACCCCTACTTGTTATTTTCCACAACACAATGCGTTTTATTTAAATCATGATTGTTGATAAAAACTGTACATTGCATTTGCGTCGTCTATGTTGAGGTACAAACCGTCAACTATTTTGACATATATTGCCGCAGCATATTCATATAGAAGACAGATAGCTCTTCAGTATTAAATGCCTTCTCGAGCAACAGGACTTCATTGACCGTATCATATCTGAAGTTTACATTAGAAACAATACTGAGAATATGACGAATACCCGATTGAGTTTCTACACTAATATCCTTCGTCCAAGTTGCCATATTTGATAGTGCTTCAATGTAGTGGTATAATCCACGACTTAACGAATCACATTCTAACGCACCAACATTTGCACCAAAATAATAACGATTGTCCATCACACCAAATGCAAAATCAAATTCTGGTTTTGTACTTTCATTCATGGTGATAAAGATATATTCATCCTTTTTACCACTTGTCGTATCAGGGATGCCAATATTAACGTACTGGATTTTATCCTCACCCCAACGACCGATTTCTTGTTTGACAATATTTCTATAAAGGAATGGGTTATGAAGACCAAGATAACCTTCTAGGACAGGATAGTATACTTCTTCAAGATAGCTGATTATTCCTTGTTTTAAATGATGGGTGTACTGAATCATGAACTCAAATTTATCATTGATCTCGCTAAATTTATCTAACGCACTATCAATCGATGTTTTCGGATGTCGACCGATACGAATACCACTGATCATGGCTTCTTCCACTTTACCAACTACATCATTAACCATACTGAAATAATCGCGTAACCCCAATACCACTAAATAGACGACCATATCGGCACGCTCAACTAAATCATCGGGTAAGGTAGAGTCATATCGACCGTCATATATCTTTTGGATAGCCTTAGACTTATTACGGGTTACACCAATCTCATAACCCGATGCCTTCTTGCTGGCTACCACAAGTGAAGTATTTGAACCAAGCGGAAGCTTACAAATAAAACTTTCGGTAAATGCTCGACTTTTATCGAGTGCATCATATAACGAAAATGCCATATTGATTTTCCTTTTTAAATGTAACATAAACAAGGGAGTACGATAGAGTACTCCCATACATGTTTATTAATTAAGATTATAATGATTCTTAGATCTGAGGAAGATCACCTAAACCTGTATCATCTGCGATACTATCATCTGAAGTGGATTCATCAGCTGAGTTCTCATCTGGATTTTCTCCAGTGGTATCATCAGTATCTTCATCAGGTTTATCTTCATCTTTATCTTCAGAAGATTCATCACTGGTATTATCATCCGCAAATGGATCGGTTTCATCTGATGTATCATCATCTCCATTGAGATTAAACTCATCATCACTGCCTGATGCTGAGCTATCATCGTCTGAAATGAAACTATCTCCATCACCTTCACCTTCTGGTGGAGTGAAAGCATCACGGATACGTTTTGCGATATCACCAAAGATATCGGCGGATTCAGCTTGTTGGCTAAAGATCCGATCGATAAGGTTATTATCACCCATTTCTTCATCATTAAGACGGATAAGATCATTAAACTCAGGGAAGAAACTATTCTTATCCATCCACTGAACCATGAAGAAAGATTTCATGCGTTCACGGAAAGCTTTAATTGCCTCACCTTTACGTTCTTCGTCAAGATCTTCAAAGACCATATCTAACCAATCCTGATCGATATAGAAGTTCAGTGCAGATTCTACACGTTCTTCATAAGTCTTCATCGCTTGATTTGATAACTCATTGCTGTTACTATCTGGTAACGGAATAGAAACACTAAGATCATTTAAGAATGCTTTAATGGCAGGGATCGTTGATTTCTCTGCTTTACATTCTTCTAATACATCTTCAGAGAGTTCAGCATAACTCTCACGAATCGCATCAGAAAGCGCCTGAATCAACTCACCATCGTGTAATGTATATTTCCCAACAAATGAGGTTAACATGCGATTAAACGTGCGAGCGATGATGATATTGCGTTTAGCAAACAACGCATTCTTCGTGATGAATTCAACAGCGAACTCAGTATCACGTGCACTATCCAATAATGTTGGTGGAATAAAACCGCTGATGTAATCATTTTTCATCTGCTCCATGTAATCAGTATCGATTAATGGGACATCACCAGAACGGTATTCCATATTCACGTTAGTTTTATCAACGGCTTCGCCACCTGTGACATTGACCTCATAACCAAACATGGACATGGAGGATTCAATATTACGTGGATCAAAGCTACTGAATAAACGCGCGAAACTATTAGCTTCCATCGTACGGTTAACAATCTTAGCAACGATTTCTTCATGATCAAGATCATCTTCATCGAGTTCAATGTTTAATACCTTCGTACCGACTGCATTACGAATTAATGCACGGGTATTCGCATAGTTCATTGCAATACGATGCGCTGCTGTGGTTTTCGATTTACTAATCAATGATTGACCGATACCTAATCCATTATAATAGAAAGCAATATACTCTAATAATGATTCGGGGATATACACTAACTGAGTTTTACTTCCACTTAATGCACGAGCCAACATGATTTGATAAATCTCAAGAGGTCTTGGGATAGAAACATTTTTACCATATACCCCATCATTTAAACGTGCGATCAAATCACGTTCAATTAATGATGCATAGAAAGCAGTCATTTGTTTCGCCGTCATCTTACCCCATTTACATTCGCCTTGACCTGCAAGCGAATTTAACTCAGAGAGAGTTTGCGTCACAACACCATAGTGACCACCAAGTGCACCACCATCAGTACTGGCTTGTGTACTGACTGCAGAAGCAAATTGGTTGATCTGCTCTAAACGATCCATCTCATCGGTATAGGTAACAGGGTTACCACTTTCATCCAATAAGACGATATAACCAATATGATCCTCAGGGTTACCTGGTGTGAATACAGGAATAATTGATTCATGCGGAAGATCTAATACTAATGGATGTCCAATCGATTTACGAGAACTTCCATCGCGGTCATTGATAATCGTCACGCCATCATAAGTCCCTTTTGGTCTTACATCACGATATAACTTCTCAACTGGTAGTACACGTTCTTCATCTTGAGATTTACCATCCACCCACATCACACTCTCCGCACTATAAGTTTGGAACTGAGATTGGATTTGTAAATCAGAAAGCTTACGCATCAAACGAGTTGATTTTAAGATATCAAGATTATCGACCACGGATAGTAAACCTGGGATGATCTCATAGTTCGTCGCTTTCATATCACGACGATATTCATCTTTGAAGAAGTGCTCTAACGCAACATGATGGGTTGGCTTATCACTGTTCACATTAGCTTGTTCTTTCAAACCACGACCAAATATCCCTCGACCAATGAATTTCCCATCTTTATCAATCGTATCAGAAATCTTCTCACGCACACTCTCTAATGAGGTAACACTGTTTTGGTGTAAGATATCATCGATACTACTTTCTGGTAATATCGCAAGAATATGGCTACCACGATCAAATAACGCATTTGTCAGCATGGAATAAAGCTTATCTTGTAAGCAATAATGGTCTGTGAAATGTGTTTCTATGATAGCTAATAAATCTGTCCCTAATTTATGCGGAAATTCCCCGTCTAAAGTAAAGGTCAAATTTTCGTTGATCATGTCCTGAGGAGATAAAATTGATGAGACTAAAATATCTCTGATCGTCTCTAACTCAGGTAGGTTTTTCTTAATATTAACGATGTCAATTAAATCATGACTGATTTTATTTGAGATACCTTCAACGGCATCACGTGGTAAGGTCGCATTACGCTCAGCACTGGATTCTGCTGTCTCAACTAACTTGGTTGTGACGGCTCTGATCTCAGCGGGCTGATTGATGAGGTATTTGTAGATACGGGATTCTTCTTCCGTTAACTGTCTCTTCGATTGAGAGACATTTCTACCTTTTACATTATCGTAATAGTAACTGGTATTGGCCATAATGATTTTACCTATATTAAAGTAATATGAAACATATAGAATTGTTACGCGGGTAGTTAATCTGACTACCCGCTTATTTTTAATGATAAAAAGGATGACTCATGACTTTGAATGAAGACCTTGGCTTTGATGCCAGTCAGTTTTATCATGCGTCTTGTATGAAACTTGCTAAGTCCATGGTGCTGAAATCCACTGCAACTGCAATCGCAATGAACAATGAAGTTAATGCGAAGTTTGCAGCCTATGATACAAGCTACCTGGTGGATACGTTGCATCCTGAAACATGGCGATATTATTGCCATCTACAGGGAAAGTATCATTATACTGACGAATTGATGCAAGTAAGAAGTTTGGATACGTTACAGACGATTGACTTCACCCCTGAAAACTTGAAATTACACCGTGCGACATGGATACATTACAAGGATAAAGGCGAGTATTATTATGAGTTGATTGCGAAGTATCCAGACCAACATCTTTTAGTAGATGGCATCTGTAATCCGATCGATTTTGAAACTGCGTATAAAGCAGAAGAGTATTCTATTTTAGATTACGACCGTAGTCTCGTGGAAGAACAAGAAGTCGATCTTATCCCAAAACTTAATCGCCAAATTATTGAAACCTGTAACCGATTCCACAGTCGGGGTTATGGTGCATTCGATCCAACGTTTAATGCATTAAAACTTGGTATCTTGGCAGTTCACTTACCAGGAATGATTATTGCTTTACGTGAGCAGTATATCAAAACTGAACAGGTTCACTCTTTCCACATCTGGAACTATCTCGGTAGTTATTTCGGTTTAGATAAGTATAAACGTTTCTTAACCCACGAACAAGCGATGTGGTTATATAAGCATCTTCCTTATATAGATAGACATGCGGGTAAAGAAGATACCTTCTTAGATATCATCAAATGGATGTTGACGACTCGTAGTATCCCGATCTATGGTTACCATATCGGTCGTGATACCAATCAGATCTTAGATCATGTTGATACACCAGATGTTTATCGTGAACAACTTAACTTAAAGCATATCGATTATAAATCAGATGAAGACCACTTAAGTCTTGCTAAATTAATCGATAAAGAAGTGAAGGAAGCAAATCGTAATGATACTTTCAGAAATCCAGATTTAAAACTATCTGAAAACCGATACGATAGAACAAAACACTCTAACCAAAAATCTAAGGTGTTAGAATCCGAAGTGTTTGACTATGCGAATCAGCAAGTCAAACCAATGAGTGTAATGTTAACCAACTATTGGGCACACCTTGCTTTTACCAATCGATATAGTTTGGTTGGTAGTATCACTAACCCACAAACGGGTGAGCCCATCAGTATGGATGCAAGAGATGCATTTATTACTTGGTTGTACTGTGCGATGAAGATTGCTGATGATCGAGATCTTGATGACGATAATAAAGGGAAGTGGCCAAATCGAGCAAGAGTTGAGAACATGTTGATCCCAACTTTCACTCCTAAGGATATCACTTGGGATAGTGTAGATTGGCAAGATCTTAAATCGAACTTCCTTGATCGAAAAGCCGATATCAATCTTGCTTTTAATGATCTTCAAGAAAACTACCCGAAAAAGGGTCACTATTACAGTGCTGAAGGGTTCCACACTTACGTAAAAGAAGCCAATGATTATTTCAAACGTATCCGCCATTGGTTAGGGGTTTATCATGATCTCTTCCATGCAGGGGAAATCCAACAACTCGGTGATCGTTTATTCTATCAAGAAAAAACAAGATTGGTTAGTACTGAGATGACCTTTGGTCAGTATTTCAAAATGAAACACTGGGAGATCGATGAGTTAAGTCGTGAGAATATCGTAACCATGGCTAATCAGATCTATAGTACGTTTACCGGCCAAGCGATTGATGATGAAGCGTCTTTATCTGAGATCCAACAAGCCATGATCGGAATCATGCGACAGCTCAGTAGTTATTCAGTTCAGTTTACCCATAAAGCAAATGCAACGAATGGTCGTATCTTGGATATGCCTTGGTTACGCTTTGGTAAGATCATGACGATGAGTAAGTCTATCCACCACCATTATCGTAACTGGTTGATTAAGTTCAATGAGTTTAATGGTAAAGGTAAGGATAGTATTTACACGGGCGTCCTCTATGGACCAGAGAGTTTCAAAGTCCACGATAAAGGATTTGATGTACTCACGATCCCACCACCTATTCGATTTGGTGTTGATGGGTATAACCGTGTTTATCATCGTGGTACGCTTGGTATCTTAACCATACGTAAGATCCGTAAACCAGTTCAGTATACTGAACATTATTTCTACTATATTCACAATGGTACGCTATTTAGATGGTATAGAGAAGAAGACATGGCAGGGGTGGAAGCTGAGCTTGCTGAAGGTAAGTCTGGTATCAAGCCTGATCTACGTGTCGCTTATCGGGTAGTGGATCGAAATACCTATCCTGCATTTGATGGGTTAGATGATGGTGAATATAGTGATTACTATCGCTTAGATACACCAGACAATACAACGCGTGTTATCGGTCCTGGTGAAACAGTTACTGACTAACTATAACAAGAATAAAAATAAAGAAGGATAACTATGATTATCAATAATGTCAAGTATCATCGTGATCTGGAATTATCCCAGAAACTTCCGATGACTACTTATGCCAATAACGATATCCGTTCTCTCTTTAAGACTTATTATGAACATCTTAAAAAAGAAGAAGGATTCGTGCTTTCTCATATCGAGTCAGTTGACCCTGAGTTTGGAAAGCGTCTTGGTGTGAGCCAGGTTCTTGGTTTGATCCAGACCGATAACCATGAAGCCAACACGATCGTGAAATATAAATTACCTGAGGACCTCGGTCATGTACGTGGTGAGTCTGAAATCCACCATCATCGTGTCAGCCTGAAAGAGTACTTTAATATCGATGAAGTGATCTTATCTCATCGTCGTAATAAAGAACTCGTGATCAACTATGATCGTTGGGTAAAAGCAGTAAAAGCAGGTCACGGTAGTTTAACCACTTTAATCCATCGTGTACTCGGCTATAAATTCGGTCGTACCTTTACGCATGATGGGATTATGGTCTTTAATGGTGAATCAAATGGGAAAGTGTTAAATGGCACTAAACCCCTTGCCTTAATCGTCCCAACACTTGATCAGATTGAATTAGGTTGGAAATACTACGAGAACGTGGACAGTTTAGAAAAAGATGGGACATTAGACTATCAGATTTTAAATATCCATTTACGTTTAGTGGCATCAAACCACATGTTCATTGAAGATGGTGAAGTATTGATTCGCATTCAGTTACGTTACCCACTCCAAGCGTATAAACGCTTACGTGATGGTAAAATCTATACAGAGGAGCAAGCTTAATCATGGGTATTGATATTGAATTAATTAACCAGAAGTTTGGATTGATTCCTCTTACTGAGTTAGAAAAGAATCCTGAGTTCTACACTGCGGTTTGTTTAACGGGTGAGAACATGTCAAGATTCTTATCCCGTCGTTATAGTCTTGCTAAACCAACAATCAAGATCGATGGCAGTAAACCTGAACTGGTTGAAGTGAAAATGGTCAATGGTTTTAGTCAGGAGAAAACCCTCTTAACTATCGAGCGTAATGTCTGGACACAAGAGAAAGCAACAACTTCCTCTTTCACTATTTGCATCAAAGATGAGAAAGAACCGATCTCAACGATCGAAGATGATATCATGCAATTACTTGATATCCGTGAGTGGAAGTTCCCAGATGAAATTCGCAATCGTCCATTTAGTGATTTCGTCACTGAGAAAAGTCCGTATTGTTTTGATATCCAAATTAAAGTGGATACCTTGACCACTTATGCAGACTTCCCTATCCATGTATTACTTGATTGGGTGAGTATCTCAGATGCTTTCAAAGAGCTTGCTCGTCTTCATAAGAAAGCCAATGGTGCCAATAAGACGATCGACGAGCTTTATACTATGATTCCGAAGGAAGAAGATGCACTCCCTTATGCGTTACGTTATAAGGCTGAAATGGAAAATCTTCCTTATGTGTCACAAGTTAATCATATTTAATTTGAGAGAGAAGTGAGATGGCAACATTAAACAACATCCTCGGTGATGAAGGTACACTTGACCGTGTGAAGCATACAGCGATCGGTCAGTATATCCAATCCCGTTTATTCCTTGGCTTGCCTGTCGAAGTCACGAAATATACCACGTTAAATGAGAAATTCAATATTAACGTGAAAACCCGTACTGAAACAGGTGATGTATTCAAAGCCATTTATTTCTGTATCGGTAATGGTGGGGTGACTATCAATCGTACAGCAGGCCAACCCGTGATTCCTGATTTCATTGATCACGATCCAACTGACTGTGCATTATATAACCATATGCCATTTGTATTGCGTCCTGTTAATAACGATCTTACAGATGAACAACGTCAACGTTATCGTCTACGTCGTAAAGAAACGTATAATGGTCAAGACTACTATGCGTACTATGCACGTTTAATGGAGTACGAAAACACTACTCGTATCCTAACCGAACGTGTTCAAAAAGGTGCAACTGAAGTCATGCCATATGCATATACTGAAAGTAACTTAAGCCCACGTGAACCTGAGTTAACTGTGGGTCGTAAAGTCACTGCATCTAATGTGAAAATCAAAGTTTCTACTGGTGCGAAGATTGTCTTTACTGAAGATGATGTCCGTGAATACGCCAATGCAGTAAAAATTATTACAGGTAACAGTCGTTATTCTGTTATTACTGAAATTGCGATTGTAGCAGGTGTGGATGATACAACTTACGTATCAGCGGATGATGGTAAACGTATCAATGAACTTAAATTAGCAACAGTCATCTGTTTTGCTGATACTTACCAATTATTAACCCGTAACAATAATGGCTTCGAAGAAGTCATCGAATTAGGTGAGAAAACACCATTGCCAACTACCTCTGCGATTCTCCCGACTGTGGGTGTTGATCCAGACTCAGGTCGTGGTGTTGGGGGTTAATCATGTTACCCTTCAGTACACCAGGTAGACGAGAGTCAATCTATCTGAGTGTAGACGGCGGAACCTATACAGTAGGACTTTGCTTATTTAAGATTAATGATTTAACCAATGAGATGGAAATACTAGACACCCATCTGATTAACATCCGTAAACCAGATCACAATTATGATTATCTTGAAGAACGTCATGGTTTTGAAACAGTACGCATGTTACGATTGGAAGATGAGTTAGATCGCTACCTGACTGAGAAAATCAGTGAGTACCAGTGTATCGATCTGCTTATTTATGAAAGTCATTTCTTTAATGTAAGACGTCCTACTGCTGCCATTCCGTTAGTTCGCTTTATGCAAGTGACAGAACGCGCTTGTGTGAATCATGGGATCATGATGGTCACCGTTTCACCTCAACAGATGAAACGTACTATCGGGATTTCAAGAGAACTCGCGAAAGCAGATAAGTTTGCTGTTAAGACAAAGATCCAAGCATTAATCGATAGACGTATGATCCATTTTACGGGCAGTCTTGATGATATCTCAGAACACGAGATCGATGCGATGGGGATCGGCTATACGCAGATGATTATTGACAAGTTACTGGTGGATAATCCATCTTAATAAATAGGCGGGGTGAGGTGATGGTATCACCCCCTTGCTTATGTTTGATTTTATTTTATTTCCCTTTATATGAGGTTTATTATGTTTATTGTGGTAGAAGGCATGGATTACTCAGGTAAGAGTAGTCTAGTGAAAGAGTTGAAAAAGAAATACGAAGCACAAGGTAAAGAAGTTATCACTTACGGTAATCCAGGTGGGACACCATTTGGTCAGGAATTACGTCAGATCTTTAAATCTGATGTTCCCCGTAGTCGAATGGAAGACTTCTTGTTACTATGCGCTAATCGTGTTAGTTTATCTCACCAAATCAAAAAAGATTTAGCTGAAGGTAAGATCGTGATTTGTGATCGTTGGGATATCAGTGCGCATGTTTATCAAGCAGCCCCTGATGTTGGTCAACTCAAGGATGTCTTCTATTACCGCAATATGCCTTTATATGAAGCGATTCATGATTTACCTAAACCGGATTTAACGATCTTACTCGATGTAGATTGGGATATCATTAAAGCACGGAGTGAAACTGTACGTGAGGAAACGGTTGGCGAGACTGATCGTTATGAGACTAACCTTAAAGCCTTACATGAAGACTATCGTAATGTGATGGCCGTATTTGTCGCTTGTTCAAATCAATATAAGAAAATCCTTGAGCATTGGGACAAGCGTAAAGGTGAGGCGATCCTGTATTGGGGTTTACCACATCCAGCAATGGCTGTAAAACCGTCTGAACGTTATCTTCGTTTACCTGTAACAGGTTGCACACCAAATAGTGATGTATCACCCGCACTTGCTGATACTATTATCAACATGCTTGAAGGTCATGAAGAAATCTATCCATTAGGTAAGATCGAAAATGAACTCAACACGATGGATAAGAATGGTTTAGAGCACATGGCCACTGCTTGTCGAAATGAACTTGGCAAGTGGTTAGAAGCACATGGTCGCACTGGAGTATAATAGGATACTCCTTTTAATTTTAAATTTTATTTTTGAGAGTGAATGAAGGATAAATATGCGTTTAAGAAAACCAACCGTATTTAGTCACCTTAAAGACGCACTCGACATGCCGATCAAGAGAGTCCCTTTTGGTCGGCTCATTATCATGTACGCACCAGAAGACAGTGAAGTGGATAATGGCATGCGTGCAGATGAGGTCTTGAAGTGTTTTCAAGAAGAAGGCTATACGAAATATTTGAAATTACCTTTGGAAGAATTGGTACTTTTTGATGAACAAAAGAAAACCCGTAAACTTGCAAGATTTGCATTCTATACTGGTTTGATTGGAAGCTTCGTGGCATTGATTGCGATCAGTGCGATTGGCTACATTACTCAAGAGTATCCACATTGGGCATTACTTGCTCCACCATTGATTATCCCTGGATTTATCATGTGGAAACAAGTCGGCTTATTTAATGCTGAGAATGCACGTGGTATTGCGCAAATCTTAGGTAATGTTCTTCCATGGAATCGTGGTGGTAATCAAGGTGGGAATTATAACCAATATGATAGTGGTTATGAAGATGACTATGATGATCGTCCACGTCGTCGTCGCAATCGTCGAGACGAAGAAGATGATGAAATGGATACAAGTACTCAAGATGTAGAAGAACGTCCAGCAAAAACGCAAGATGAAGAAACGACTTCTACACCAAGCAACGGTAATCCGTATGCAGATGGGAGATAGTCACTTACATGTTTAAATTGTTTTTTATGATTCTAAGCATGTGGGTGATGAGCTGTGCATTCGTGAGTACTGAGGTGGCACTCATCACCCACCTCTTCTAATTTATCGCTACCCAAGTAAATGCTTACTGACGTATTAATATATGTTAATAAATGATAGATACCCAATAAATAGAAAATAGCTGAAACGAAATTTATACGAGCAATTTCATTTCTGTTCTATGTTAGGACAAGTATATTGAAATGATGGGATGTGTCCTGCCTGGCAATGACGACTACGCCAGCCGTGACGCCTATTACTAAATGGAAAACACCTGACGTCTATTTACTCTCTCATTTGTTAACCATTTCTTATGCGTTCACGAAAAAGAAAAACTAATATAAGAAATGATTACGTCAGTTCGCTCATTGGAACGGGGAGTGATACTGATGAGCCATTTAGGGTGGGCTGAATAGCCACAGTAGGCCCACCTCTTTTTAATGGTAAAAAGTGAAAAAAAAAGAAGATGAGAAGAATGAGGGTAGCATCTGCTACCCTCTATTTTTGTCCGACTATTTCATTTACTTCAGATTTCCTTCCAGGATGATAAAATCACCTTGCTTGTTTTCGGGACTGAACAAGAGTTATCTTATCGGGTTTGCAGATGGTAAGAAATCATCCATATCAGAGATGATCTGACAGTTGATTGATATCAAGTCTTATATATCAATTATAATACACCTAAATGCGTCATATTCGATATATTTTAGATAACTAATACAATTTATCATCTGAGATAATAAAATGCGTGTATAAGCTTAATATAAGCGTATTTAGGAAAACACCTGATAAACTTCTACATTCATCCAGACCGTCCCAGGAGATACGTACAGTATTACTGTAGCACTACCCACGTCTTAAACTTTTCGATGTATATCGCACATGCTACCTCTCCACAATACGAGTGAGGAATGCGTAGCCGGTAAAGTGGCCTCAATACCACGATCCTTTCCTATCTTTCATTATTGCTCAAGTCTAATTATCCTTAACCTGATATCTCTCATGAAGATGATATATCCTCATGAGATAGAATACAAGTTGATCATTTGCTATGGTTCGATCATCCTATATGCTATCCGATGCAGACACAACTCAGGGAGTATCCGAAGATACTCCCTTTGCATATCTGCGTGATGCTTATTCTTCAATGAACATGTATTCCGTTGCATTAGTCTTATAGACTGCAAAACGAGAACCATCTTTCAGTTGAAGATACGCTGCGTTGTTTCCATCCGCGACTTTAACAATCGTATTGAAGAATGGGGTATTGTGTTGACTGATATCGACACAGTTCACACTCAGGATAAAACCTAATTCCTCTCGACTATACGGTAGGAAGTAGATATTACCAAATACATTCTCAAGGATCGTCGTTTGTACGACTTCTTCAAGTTTGTAGTCTTCGAATTCAGGATAGAATGATTTTAAACGCTCTGCACTGATTGAAACCATACGACCTAATTGAGAAACGAGATATTGCTCGAAACAATCAACTTGTGCATGCGTGAACCTATCATCGTTTAGACCCATATTGATATACTCAATGAAGTCATCGATTTGATTCACGAAGTTATCCATCACTACACCAGGACGTTTTAAGATATAGGTGATACCAATGTTAGTTGCACGGGTAGCACGATCATTAAGTTTATTTAAGAGATCTTTATCAAGACCTGCTGATTTAAGACTTAATGCAATCTTATCTAACGTACTGCTACGTTTACTTAATCCAACTAATAAGTTAGATTGAAGTTGGTAGTTAGATGGTGAACTGCAGTGGTATAATGGGTTGATCAAACTAAATGGTAAGAGGTAACCTTTAGATGGATCATCCATTGTAGACAACTGATAGTTGTATAACACTTTTGCTTGACTGATTGCTTCATCAAGACTACGCACATCACGTTTTGAACTAATCGTAGTAATTTTCAATGTATTATCATTGACTGTACCTTTCTCGATTTGTTCAGCACGTTCTTTCGCGTATTTCTCACGTTGCTCAAATTCATAGACATCGGTGGATTCTTGGATGATACGACGTTTGATGTCTTCAGGGAGTTTCATGAAAGGTGTTCCTTCTTTCACTTCCTTATTATCAACCATACGTTGTAAGATCGCATCAACACGAGAGTTTTCCACTAATGATGGTGGTAATTCAATCCCATCTACCACGTAAATGACTTCGCGTGTTTGTGGGTTATTGAACTCACGGTCTTTGTGTTTATCGATCATGTTCTCGATAACACGTTCATGTGCATCTGGATGCATGTCATTTACTCCAACAGCTTTGATGGCATAACCATCACCTTCTTCTTCAATTACGTGACGTTGACTGAATGGTTCAGCGTAATCAACTTTGGCGACTGGCCATGTGAATTCTCTAAGCTTACGATCAGAGATACCACGAGCAAAAGTATTACGAATGTGTTTCACTTGTTCAGGATCTTTAATTCCCGCAAGTGTTTTTGGTTCTTCTACTTCGATCGGTTTAATACGGGTACGACCACGTAAGAAACGATTTTCTGATTCGACTTGACGTTGCTCTTGTTCAATTGCACGTGCTTCATTACGTGCCGCTAAACGTTGAGCGCGGTTTGTTGTCACCGCTTCTGTTGATGCACGGTTGTTATACACCGGTGCACTATCATCACGGAACATACTACCACTACGACGTTGGTTATCACGATTGCTACTGTAGTTTCCTACACCACGGTTAAGTGATTCACGGCGATCGTAAGACGGACCAGAACGGAAGAACGCATCCATTTCACGTAAGGTGACACGATAATCTTGAATCAATTTATCCATGTCATCTAACTGACGATCACTATAACGTGATTGAAGGTTACGGTCTTTAAGGATGATGTTAGCACGAGTGACATCTAATACGTAATTAACGGCTTCATCAAAACACCAGTTAGTATCTTGGCGACGATAAGCTTCTTCTGTATAATAAGTATACGTATCGCATACACTGGTCACTAATTTATCGATGAAACGACGGTCTTCTTGTAAAAGATAACCGATCTCATCGAACCCTGCGTCTCTGTCACGATTTTTATCCACGATATTGAAAATCGCGTTTTCTGCATCACGCATAAATGCTTGATCTAAATTACTAGCCATAATTTGTTTACTCCTATAGTAAATTTCTTTTTCCGATTTTTGATTTTAAGATGAGACGACTTAATCACGAGCGATCATCTTATTGATATAAGCAATACGAGGTTTCAATTCTTTATTCTGTAACGTAATCCCAGTTCTGTTTAAGATCTGATATGGATTTAATAAAGAACGACCAGAAATCTCTGAACGCTTAATCGCCAGATAACTGCCGATCTCTAAGATAGACGCATGTAAACGACTATCAGGATCTTGTGGATTCACTTTATCTGGACTGCTGTTTTCTGTGATGTTATTCTGCATCAAGAACTTATTGGTATACCCAAACATCTTGTTATCAGACGGTGAAGTTTCCGTACGGACGTATGGTTTCTTACCCATCTTCAAGATCTTCTCTTCTTGCAGATTCTCACGGATATCTTTACGCACTGTCTTATCTTTAAGCTCTTGTCCTGAGAGTGAACGACTTTGAATCGTATTAATCCCATTAATAAGCTCATCGAGTACGTTACGTAAAATCAATAGACGTTTATTATATAAACTGCCATTATCGTTTTCTGTAATGATGTTAGCAAAGTTTGCCATTACATAAGCGAGCATATCAAACATGTCTTCGATGTTATTCAACTCAGCACCTTTTAAATCTTGTACTTGATGATAATCGAGCATGTTTCTTACGTGTGCCATATGACGAGTCACTTGCGTCACGTAAGTGGAGATATGTTCATTTGTCCAGAAGATAGCATGACCCATCATTTCAGCCCAGAAGTTAAAGTCTTCAAATTCTGAAACATCACGGTCGCTATCAGGTTGTGGCATCTGTACGATATAACTGTCTGCCAAATAGAAGAACCCGACTAATAATGCATTGAGCATATTGGTCTCTTCTTGAGTCCGATCATCTTTACGTTTAAATACGATCGAAATCTCATGCGGGATATAAACCCCACGTTTGAAAGAGATCGGTTTCTTCCCTGTTGTTTGACAAATCACCCATTTACTTTCATCATAATACTCTTTTGGAATATTTCCACAGAATACCTTGATATCAGTATTGGCATACTTCTTGAACGCACCGGTTAAACCGAATTCAGTGAAAAGATATAATGCCAGTATATGCTTAATTTGTACACTGTCATTTTTCTTCTCTTCATAGTGCGTCATCTTACGACGATCACCACGCCATATCTGACTCCACACGATCCCATGACTAGACGGTTGTCCATTCATTAAGAACGTATAAAGATTGATACGTTTGAATGTGAGTTTAGCTGCTAACAGTTTTAAGAAGATTAATGGGCTACCACCTTGTACCGTCACACTGAAAACAGGTGCGGTCAAGACAGGAATAATCGTGTGCAGTACGCCACGAATCCACAGTTGATTGTTACCCACGAGATAAGGAAGATAAACACGATGTTCAATCTTCTCACCATTGAATTCGAAATCAAAGCTTACTAAATAAACACTACTTTCGGCAATCTCCACTGTACGGTTATTGCTCTTTTCGCATTTCTCTAATACATGCTTCGCTTCGACTTGTGGGTCTACTCGTCTCATCCCAAGAAATTTCAACTCAGGAGGAAATAAGGATGCGGCATCTCGAAAAACTTTCCGGATATAGTTTTCAAGATCCTTAAACTGGTCAGAGGCTACCCCATCAGCAATCGTTGGATTGAATTTTGGGATCGATTCTTTTACAAGATCTCTTGCCAGTTTCTTTGGTTTAAAATTACGCGCCATGGTTCGCATAATGAATACCTCTTTTAAATGTTGTTACAGCTGTTGTATCCTAAGTTCAATAAGAGTCGTATCAATTCATCAATTAAAAATTGAGTCCCGAATTGAACTCAATACTATCTCTTATCTCTTTAAGATAATATAGGAATATAATTCCTATTTAAAGAAAGAAAGCACCAATAATACTTATAATGCTTACAATACTACCGACGATCGTTGGTAGCCATTTAAAGAATTCGCTCGTATCAGCGCGGGCATACTTCTTCATCTCGTGATCATACTTCTTCATCTCGCTGTTGAGCTTGCGTTCATCACGATCTTCCTCAAGTTTCTTCTTCATATCCCCTAATGTTCTTGCCTGATCTGCTGTATGGTACAGCTTAGGTACATCGGGGCTAGTATGAGTTATCGCATCGTTATGGTCTATGCGGATATATTTCGGTTTATTTGATGGCCATTTGTTACTACCGGAGTCCAGTGATCCATCTATGAAGAAGTAAATCCCAGATCCCAATGAAGGATGTTTTTGCGGCTTAATTTCAATGATAACATCACTTAGGTTGCAATAATACGTGGGACCCATTGAGCCATTCGTATTATCCACATTAAGAATCTTGATTCCTGCGACACTGGTTGCACCTTCATCTATCGCATTATTTTGCTCATAATGCTCAACAATAAGCTTACCTTCACGACTAAATGGATGATAGATATCTTCCTCTCTAGTTGCGGTAGAAGCAAAAGCCAGATCAAGATCATCTACGTACAGTAATGGTTTATCTGTATTACCACCAATGATATCCTCGATTGGAATAAAGTACTCAACACGGAATGCTTCCACGTAACGACTCGTTGAATACTTCCGTCTATCTGAATCGGTGTTCAAATACTCACCACTGAATACTGTAGGCCCCAATCTAATCTCACGGTCATTACTAAGAATCAATTTCATTGCTTCTATATTATCGACGTTTGATTTATTTAGTTTTGGTCTGAGTTTGTTCTCATTCGGATGATAGGTCATGCCGTCTTCATAACGGATAGTTCTTGTACTACAACCATCAACAACAAAATCGTCTTGTTTCTGACGACCATACACCGCAGTTAATAAAGCAGCAGATACATTGTTCCAGTTCTTATCCTTGTTCTTCTCAAGTAATGATGTTCTCCCCGTATGACTAAAACGAGAAACATCATCCTCCCCATTCTTGTAATTCAGTCCAGCTAAACTTACGTACTTATAGGTGCGGATATAAATACCCTCTCTGATAGCAGGTACAATATCACCTTGTCTAATCGTACGATTAGGTTTACGACGTCCATGCATATCAAATTTCCAATCTAAACGATAACACCGTTTCCCACTTATACATTCAGGCGGGGTATTATCTAGCATCACGATGTCCCCTTTACGAGTCGTCATGATAACTGGTTGGCTACTTAGATTCATGATCTCCATCTCATCGTGATATATATCAATACGACGATACGGCAATGAACCTGGACTGCTAGTTTCTGGATTACCTCTGTTAAAGTCATCTGAAACACTTGGGCAGAGTGCTAACTCTACGGTATCCTTGTTACGGTCATTCGGCTGAAAGTCATAATCCATTTCACGCGATGCTGTCTTCTCAAACCCCTCAACTAATCTCTCGACATCAAGATATCTTGGATTGAATTCTGTTCGGGCTTGAGTAGGATTGAGCAGCTTCGCCTCATGTAAGATACGATAAGGTTTGCTCATATCTAAACTCCTTATATATTAGAAAATTATTTAGGTTAATCGATGGGTCTTGGACCCCTTGTGTACCTTCTTCATTTAGATAATATACACTTATAAGTTTAGATAGATTTACCGAATATGCGGACATAAGCAAGGGACACCCCATCCAGGTGTCCCAGCTTAACTATTAACTTAACATTTAAAAGGAAACTCATTTAATGAAAAAATCTCATTCGCAAAATTTTATCATCGCGTACAAAAAGGCTATTAAACTGTCTTTATATACATAATATATTCATGGATATATTTCATCGGGACATAAGCAGAGGGTAGCAAATGCTACCCTCGCTATATGCGGTTACTAAACAGTAACGATCACTTAAGGTGATACACCAGGGGATGGAACTCCACCCGCGCCAGGCGCACCGCCTACACCAGTGCCAGGTGCTGCAGCCGCAGCTCCAGGACCCGTAGCCGGAGCTACAGGAGTACCTGTTACCGCTGGTGCGGCTCCAGGTGTACCCGTCCCAGTAGCAGCTACTGGAGCAGGTGAGGCAGGAGTCGCAGCGGCAGCTGCTGCACCGCTAGTACCGCTTGTTACTTTACATCCTGAGATAATACGCGGTATTTGTTGTAAGTGGTCATGAATTCTTGAACACCTTTAACATCTACTTCGATTAAAAGAGGTAAGTTTGGTACGTGTTGGTAACGTGGAGAAACCATTACAGTTTCTTTATATGCACCATTTTGGTTGTGTGGTGATAATGTCGTTACTAACTCTGGGTACATGAAGCAGTGACCGAAACGTAATTCGTTGAATTCGTCTGATTCTGGTACAGCAACAGTCATGAAGATCTTGTTGTCAAGTTCTTCGTTAGTTGTAGTTACAACAGTGTGGCCGAAGTTTTCGCCTAATAAGCGTAAGTCACCACGTGCTGATAACAATAATGGTAGATAGTTATCAGTTACGATAACGAAGTGAGGTTTCACTTGTTTACCATCGTTTAACATTGTTGACGCAACGTTGTATTGAGATTTAACGATTGCACGTGCAGCTGCTTCTTGAAGGATTGCTAATAAACCTTCACGAGCATTTTCAATGTTGTAACGAGTTTCAGTTGATTTAACTAAATCAGCTAAGTTCACTTCGAGTTTTTCGTAGTGTGGTTTGATCAAGTATTTACCGAAACCGATCATACCTGAAGTACGAATACCATCGTTGATTTCTGAAGCAACGTATGCCGCTAAAGTATCACGATATTGGAAGAATTCGTACCAACCATCAGCAGATTGACGAGTACGAGTTACTTGTACTAATTTGTCAACTGTTGGGTAAGTTGCTTCTGAACCAACTGGACGTTGTAAACGAACTGGTGAACGAACACCGATAGCAATTTTCGCTGTAAATACATCAGTATCAACAGTGAAACCTTGGCTACGTAAGTTGCGGTTTGTACGGTTACCATATGGGTAGAAGAATTCACACGCTAAGTGTAATTTTTTCACTTCACCAGCTACTGTTGGATCGTTGATGTCTACTTTGTCAACGATATCTGGTTGACCTTTAGTACCTTTAGTTACTTTATAAACATCAACTACTTTAACTTGTGCGTGTTGAATTTGCAAGTAAGAAGTTTCTACGTTAGCAGAACCTACTACAGTTAATTCTAAACGAGCACGGTAGCCTGCGTCTACGAATGCTTTAACTTCAGCTGGAACTTTACCGTTTACAGATAAAGTACGACCATCGATTAATAAATCAGTAGTACGGAAGTTTAAGTCCATATCAAAGCCGTGGCCTTGAACTGATTTGAAGAAGTTAGCGCGTTCTAAATGACGAACTGGGAATTCAACAACAGTGTCTGCAGATGCAGTTGCACCCATTGTGATGTATACTTTATCTAACGCTAAATAGCTGTCGATAGTATCAGTTTCATCAAATACACCACCGTTTAATAAACCAGGGTGTGCAGAGATGTCTAATAAATCGTATTCAACACCAACTTTTAATGGTTGAGTTGGAACTTCAACGCCTGCTACAGTACGAGTTACTGGTGCAGAGATTGCTTTATCCATGAATAATGCTTGGTAATGAGCTGCGTCAGCACCAGTTTCACGGTAGAATGGAACGATGTTTAATACATCTTGACGTAAAATAGATGGTTTACGTACTGCGTCCATTAAGTTGTATTTGTCGAAGTTACGACCTAATTTCTTAGCAGTTTCAGTTGTGTGTTTGAAACCATTCCAGAAACGGTCAACTTGGATTTCGTAGTAGAAACAAACTTGGTCTGGTGCTAATACGATAGTTTTGAACAACGCTTCAAGTGCAGGCTCTTGTACTGCAGCAACTAAGTTATAAACTACTGAGTAGTTCATAGAAGTTGCAAGGTTGTTGTTTTCGAATGCTTCCATTGACACTTCTTCAGGTGCTAAGATACCTAATGCAGAAGCACGAGCACCATTGGTGTAGTCTGCTACATAGTCGAAGTGTTGGTTAGCGTTACGTTTGTTGAAAGCTTCTGCTGATTTAGCGAAACCTGCACGGTAAGCTTCAGGGTTACCAGCTGCTTCTAAAGAGATAGCTGCTGCAGCGCGTGATGCGTTTTCTTGTGAAGCTTTGATCCAGTCGCGGTTAGATGCAGATGTAGAAACGATACCTGCTTCTTCGAAACTTTCTAAAGATGCAACTAAGCCTTTACCATCGGTTGCAACATTGATGATTTGGTCGATGGTTGCTGCGTTGTTTTTAAGGTTAGCTGTTAATTGGCTAGCAGTCGCTGGATTGCTCCAAGATTCTAATGAAGCAACATCTGCAGACATAGCGCCAGACAAACCACCTTGGTTTAAAGTTGTTTGAACTTGAGTAAGTAAGTCACCGTACTTAGTTTCACCGTGACTTTTTGCATTAAAATAAGAACGCATGGTTTCTTTTTCCTTATTTATAAAAATAATGAGGGAAATAAATTGAATATTCATTTTGAGTAGAATAACTACTCTATCATCTCACCTCAAAGTGCTATTAAATGATCACCTTAAGATAAGATGACACCATTCGCAGTCTTTTAAGTGCAGCATATAAAGCATCCCATCATTAACTTAAATCCCATCATCACTTCGTACACGTTAAACTTCCCCAAGCTACGGAAAAGCAACAACAAAATAATAAATTAATAATCAAATGCAATATTCTTTTTCGTGTGTGACTATATCACATAGATAATTAGCCACGTCCCGCTAGTAAGTCTGCTTTAGATTGTAGCCATGGTTTTTCATGGAGCCATTCTTTAAAGACATTATAGCTGGTTAATTCGTTGAAAGTCATATATTGACCAAGTGCATCAAGCACTTCTTTTAAACCTTTATTGTAATCATCTTGATTTACAATAGTGGTGAACTGACCTTGGAATTGAACATAAACGTAAAGAATACGATTAGCACTATCAAATACTGCACGTTCAATTTGTTGATAGGCAGGGAATTGATATTTACTATAGTGATCTTTATCGTTATTAGCTTTAACAAGATCTTCATCTGCCCAAGCTTGTTTTTGATCTTCACTCACCATGTCTAAAGCTTCACCTGGTGTGGTATAAGGTACCATATCACCAAACGGTTTTGCATAAGCACCCTCTAACGTCGCCAAAGCGAAGTTAAAGTGAACGAAATCTAAGAAGTCGTTTGGGTTTAATAAGGTTGCAAGTGTTGCAGGATCTTTTACTAAGATACGTTTAGGTCTACCTGCTGCATCTACTAATGATTCGTCCTCTGGACTAATCAGTGCTTCACGCATGTCACTCGGTACAAAAATTACCTTGATCGGGGCGTATGTTTTGTTCATCATAGAGGGAGCTCCTTTCTCTAGATTTTGATTTATTTTATTTTTATAAGTATCGTTATATAGCTGATCAATACTATACAAGGATACGATTATCTTAAGTCTTAAATTCGACATAAGTTGTCGAGATATACAGGATGACGAGATAAAAACGAAAACGAATTTCTATTTTCAATGTGGTATTTTAATTATGAGTGATACTTTCTTAAATGAGAAAAAGGTCGTGGTGTATGCGATCGCACTCCGTTACTGGGAACTTAATAGTGAGAACCCGCCTGTTCGAGCTCGAGCACTTTGTGAACGGGTATTAAAAGAAGTCAGACCGAAAGAGAGCGTGGCTGACGATGGTCTAAGTAAAGACAATTTAATCAATCTAGCTTCTACGTTAGGTTATCTACTTGATACTGAACAACCGCAAAGTTTCAGTATGATGAAACAATCAATCCGTATGGCGATCAAAAAAGATGATGAGCTATACGATGCGGCAATCATGGCTTTAGAAGGGCCGTATAAATATGATGAGTTATTAGAGGCATGCCTATCATGGCAGCGTGAGATCAGTGCTTACTTCCAACGTTTGGATTTTACTAAATCCGTTCGTAAATATACGAGTAATGTACTATACGGTGATAGTCGTAATGACATCATGGAACAAGCACGTGAAATGATCGCAATGCTTCAACCTTATAGTACTTATGGTGATAGTACAGGTGGTACGGGGATTCATAATCCGATCTTAGTCGCAGGTTTTAGTACTGAAGAAGAAGATACGGTAAAAGCCGTTTGGGAGAAAACGCAAACTGCAATCTCACCTGAGTCGATCATGAAGACAGGGTATAAAGGGATCAACCGTGCATTAGGTGCACCAGGTGGGTTGTTTCGTGGGGATACAATCTTATTAGGTGCATTACAGCATAACTATAAATCAGGTATGCTTGATGATATCTTATTTGATATCCCACGTTTTAATAAACCTCACTTCTTTACTGATAAGAAGAAAGCAGCCATTCTCCATCTTTCATTAGAGAATAATGCAGGTGATGACTTGATGCGTATTTATAAACGTGCTTACGTAGTAAAATACGGTAAGATGCCATCACTTCAAGATTGTATTAATGAAGACCCTAAAAAGGTATCAGATCTTATCAATGAGTTTACGGCACAAAATGGGTGGACGTATTTCTATATGAAAGCCAACCCAAGTAACGTCGGTTATATTGATGTGCAAAACTTAGTGATGGAATTTGAGATGAACGGTTATGAAGTTCATGTATTAGGTGTGGACTACTTAAGTATGCTTTCATTAAAAGGGATCAGTCGCATCGGTGATGGGACAGAATACCAAGAGTTATTCAGACTGATGCGTAACTTCTGTTCTGAGCGTGATATTACCTTAATTACTCCTCACCAGTTAAGTACTGAGGCAACTTATCTTAACCGTGATGATTATCAAGCAGACTTTGTTAAGAGTGTGGCAGGTAAATCTTATTGGGCGAAGAGTAAACAGATCGACCGTGAGGTAGATGTAGAGATCGTTCAGCATATAGTGACCTTACCTAAAGTTGGTGGTCGTAAAGGTGAGACTGAGTCATTCTTGACATTCTGCCTTGGTAAGAACCGTCGTGTTCATGATACGAAACCTGAGCATAAATCAGGTGCACTTCGTTTTACGGATTGTGGTATTATCGCTGATCTTAATGAGCCGGATGATAAAGAAACTTACGTGAAAGATCTTCGTAAACTCAGAGGAACAGGTAGTGTCTCGGGTGAAGAAGATGTTTGGTAGGGATAAAGTAGATGGAGGTAACTTCGGTTACCTCTTACTTTTGTCCCTAAATTTCTGTTAAAGGTTTTTATTTTATATAGGGAGTCTTAATATGACACGAGAAGAATTAGATGCACTGACGCCCTATGAGGCGAAGTTATTGTGGAGAGAGATTTTCGATACGTATTATGATGTTGAAGCTAAGCAGATGTACTGCTATAGTGACTGGACATTAGAAGTGGCAGGTATCCCAATGACCGGTAGTGATGAATGGGATATGGCGATGGCTGAACAGTATAATGTCACTAAAAGAACAATTGGTAATTTAGCGGATTGGGTTGCTGATGAAATCCCATTTTATATCCATCGTCAAAGTGATAGTGTTTATATCTTCAATGTGATCAAGAAGTATAATAGTTTTATTGTCGCTCTATTAGATCGCGCTAATGTCGGTGCTAACCGCATGAGACGTAATGAAGATTTCCAGCACATCATCGAGGACTGTGAAAGATTGGCTAATCTTGCTAACCACTTATTTACGACAGTACAAATGACTGTTGGTGAAGAAGCGTATCGTATCTTTGGTATCTTACCAGATGAACTTGTCACTGAAGGTAAATCAGGTCGTACTGCACTTCGCTTTGGTTATCAAGGTAATACAGGTGTTAAAGAAGATAACAAAGAGATTCCGAAACGAGTGAGTATTACCGATGGCATGAGTGATCGTTTACGTCAAGCCACTCGTTTATGGCGTAACACAACGGAGGAATAATAAATGGCATCTAAATCAGAGATCTATTATAAAGGTGTCGTTGACCTTTGTAATCTAGATATCAAGGCGATCCATTGGTATTATGAAGCATTACTGAAAACGGATAACGCCTCGTTTGCTTTTGATAAGGTGATGGGATTTGATATCGTAAAAGATTACGAATTAGGCTTTACGGATAACTTCGTAATTGAAGTACAATGCACGAAGAAGTTCTACATTGAAACACTCTACCCACTTCGTAATAACTTCAAAATCGTTTTAAAACAAACGCAACAAACCGAAAAAGAAGAAGGGATGAAGTTGATCAAGCCTCAAACTTATCAACGTATTTATAAAGGTGTCTTGGTTAATCCTGTTGATATGGGGCAATCCACTAGTCAATCTTCTACTCCAGATAATAATACCGATCCTAATGCTGAAAAGACTACAATTACGGTGAAGATTCAGTTATTACACCCTGCAATTGAATACATCATGCGTTCTAACTTTGGAGGTAACTTCCATGGGGTGCCTGGTGATATCGTTAAAGGAATGTTGTCTAAATCCATTGAGATGTTAGATTGTAAACCAGATGAGAAACCAAAAGGTGTCGAGATGGTGCCACCGGATAATCAGAAGAATACCACTGATGTCTTGATTCCACATGGTACACCGATATTAGATCTTCCTCGTTTTGTACAGAAAGATCGATATGGGATCTACAACTATGGTTTAGGAAGTTATCTCTGTAAAGATACCTGGTATCTCTATCCTCTATATCAGTATGATCGTTATAAGAAGTCTGATACACGTCTTACGATCAACGTAATCCCTAAAGCGAAGATCATGGATAGTCCTCGTACTTATCATGTTTATAATCGTGATGTCACAATCCTATGCGGCGGTGGAGTAGAAGTATCCGATGATGCGAATGCTCGTACCACAAATGAAGGGGATGGTGCAACGATGTTTGATCCCGCTAAACTCCGTAATGAATCTGTCATTCAAAACGAAACAGGGACTTACTTAAATCCGGTGGATGCGAAGAAACAATTCGTTCAGAATAAACGGACGGATGATCTTAACTACGCACCGATGGTAAAAGATCGTTTAACGACTTCATTACAGCACGCCATGAGTAACATCGCTCAACGTAATGGAATCGTACTGACTTTTATCTGGGAGTATGCTAATCCTCATTTGTTAGTACCTGGTATGCCAGTGCGTGTGGTGTATTTCAAAAATGAAGTGAAATATGAGATCACAGGTGTCTTATTAAAAGAAGCAGGTGCTTATCAGTTAGTGGGTGGTACGAATAGTAAGAAACATCTTGGTAGTGTTGGTCTGGCTGTCATGGTCGATCAAGATCAGTTTAATAATACTGAGAAGAAACAATATCAATCTACTTCATCAGGTGTGGGTAAATCATTGATCAAAAATATTCTCTCGATATTTTAACTTCTTATTATTTGAGAAATAATCTGTATTGATATTAATCACTACAATGCATGGGGTTCTCCTGCTGGTTACTTTAATAAGTTCTGGCGAGACAAGCTGCAATTTTAAATTTCTCTTTTTGCATAATCTCAAGTCGGGTATATGGTCATCCATATACCCACTTTTATGTTGTCAATTTTCATAAGGCTCTGTTTACATGAGTAATTAAAGGATATTTTATTATGGCACTAAATACTGGCTCAAGCAACAGTAGCAATAGCTCTAAATCAACCGGTATTCTTGATAAAGCAATCGAGAGTGTTTGGTTTGAAGGTCCCGAGAAGAGTAAGAGTATCGGGGATACATTTGGTAAAGATATCGATCAGATCTTAGGTGAGTTCAAACAGAAAAGTATCACGAATCTTGATACCTTATTTAAACAGGGTGTAAATGGATTAGGTGGATTACTTGGTGGGTTCGTCAGTAAGTTTAATCTGAAATCATTAGGTATCGATCCGAATAAAGTCAAAGATTACATTGACCAAGGGAAACGTATTGCTTCAGCAGCCTCTCAAGGTCTAGAAGTCTATAAACAATTTAAAGAAGGGAACTATGGTTTAGTTCTTGATAGTCTTGGTGGTGTACTGGGTAATAACCTTGTCAACATGGGTAAGTATGGTCTTGAAATGCGAGACCTCGTTAAGAATGCTGATTTTCATTCCTTTGCTGGATTGATGGATTTCGTCTCTAACGTAACTGGTGTGGACATGCGTGATGCGCTTGGTATCAATGAGATGCAGGCTAAGATCGGCGCTCTTGTCCAGTTAGCACAAGAATACGGTGGTGCAGATCTTATCGCTAAGTTACAGAATAAGTTATTTGGTGAAGGGATGTATCCTGGACTTGAACAAGCACTAGCAACCAACCTTGCGTTAAATGCTTCATTCAGTCAAGTCGATACGATCGATGAGATCTTAAAGATTATCGATGGCCGTATGGCAGGGGAAATCAACCCTGATTTGATTAATCGTATCTTATTAAACTATCGTCTACCAAGTAACTGGAAAGACTCCAGTCTTAGTGAAGAGAAAGAACGTTTATTCCGTATCTTTGAAAAAGTTGATCCTAACTGGGATAAAGAAATTATTAACGGTAAGACTTATTATAAAACAAAACCGTGGATGGCGATGAGTGAAGATGCGAGAACCTTATTCGGTAATGATGCGTTATATGGCGTAACGATTGCAATTGCAGGTAGCTATCCAGAGCTTACCGTAAAAGAAGGATTGAACTTAACCTACCCTTATCTCAACCTTTCTATATAATAGCGAGATCATGTTTTGTAGCCATTGCTTTAACTAGAGAAGTATGGGCTATATTTTATTATTTGCAAATATTAAAAGGTTTAAAATAACAATTATGAGTACGTTAAAACAACGCATTCTTCAGGCCACTCAAGCCCGCTTATCCATGGAAGCGGTCGATTGGGATGATGACGGTACACTCTTTAGTGATATCGCTAGGGTCATCTCTGAGTTTCGCTCTGAAGTCAAAGCAAGTGATGCACTCGCTGCAGAGAAATTACTGCACAGTGAGTTCGGTCGAGTGGTACTCAAACATATGGGCATGAAAACTACGCTGACTATCGATAACAGCAATGGAATTAATGCTTATATTGTAGTACCAGCTATTGACCGTAATAACCCAATCCTTCATCGCTTTGCTAACATCACTACCGCAAACCGTACGGTATTAGATAAACTTGTAAAAGAAGAAGAGCTTTATGCTTTAGTTGATCGTAAAGAAGGACGAGTAGGTGGGATCTTATCTGAGATCGATCATCCTATTTATATCACACGTGGTATGCTTTTCAATAATGACAAGTTTAGTCCAAGAGAAATCGCTGCAGTGATCTTACATGAACTTGGTCATGCATTCAGTTACTATGAGGGGTTATCTCAGTATATTCGTCAGAACGTGATTCTGGCTTCTAACGTTGCAGAATTCCGTGATACTTCTGATGCACAAACTAGACTTCGCATCATCTCTCGTTTAAAAGCAGAGAAACTCTTACCGAAAGAATTCGATGATAATCGCGTAGCAAGTGCAGGCGATAAATATACCACCGTGGTGATCTCGATGGGTCAACGCATGATCGCAGAAGATCCAAATAGTATCTTCCATAACAGTACTACATTCGAATCGGCTGCAGATCAGTTTGCTATTCGTAAAGGTGCAGGATTATATCTGGCTAAATCATTAACGAAGATTTATAAACAATATAACTCAAGTGCATTTGAATATTACTTCGGGTTGTTTGTTTCTGTTGCAATGTCAATCATGACTGTGCTCTTTGTTGCGATTGGTGCATTACATCCAGTTTTCTTCTTATTTGGTTTGATCTCTTACATGACTGCTTTAGTACAAGGTGCATTCTCTGATGCATTAAGTAGCTATGATACACCACGTGATCGTTTAAAACGCATCCGTACTGAAATGATCGGCAGACTTAAGAAACAAGATCTTTCAGATGCTGCACGTAAAGAGTTACTGAAAACGTTTGATTCATTAGATGAGTTACTAAAACAAAATGATCATCACTATAATGCGAATGAAACGTTAGGTAAGCTGATCTATGATCGTCTGGATAGTTTATTCATCCGTCAGAAAGATGCGAAGAAACGCCAACAAGCACTCGAAGATTTATTAAATAACGAGCTTTACGTTTCTGCAGCTCGCTTTGCTTAAATCATTTCTCTCTTACTTAAATAAATATAAAATAAAAGGTTTAAAATAATTATGGAAAACATCCAAGCTGTGGTGATGGCTTATCGCCAATGTTTAAATAGCGGTATCGACCGTACAGTTTTATCTCGTGGTGTCGCCACTCACGTAGGCTGTCGCATCAACATCTTAGCAGGTGGTTTAGATGCACAAACTCGTATGCACTTTAAATTTGGTATCACTAAACTTGCTTCTTATATCAATGAAAATATTGTGGGCTTCATCGGTGAAGAGTTTATTGGGCAAGTAGTGAAAGTCGTAGACTATCGTATCGCTATCGCAAGTGGTACATTAAACTACGAAGGGGATAAAACCTTAGTAGAACTTCTTGATGCAGATAAAGCAACGTTAGGTGATGAACCAACTGAAGCACAAGAAAATGCATTAGGTCAATTATTCAGTGCAGTGACCGCATTAATGGGTACTGATACTAGTCTTGTTGCGATTGCAACTAACCTTGGTAACTACAAACCTGAAGCTTAATCCTTAGGTTCAGATAAAAGAAGGGAGTATAAAGCGATGAGTGATGTCGTGAATATTTCAGACCTTCGCCGTAAAATCATTAAAGGTTACCAAACGGATGGTGACCTTTTAGATGCGGTAGAAGAATCTGAACAAGCGATCGCTGAACATCAAGAAGCACTACGTCCTATCCAAAGACGTTTAGAGCGTATCGAACGTGTTCAAGCGATGATCCAGGAAGGTGGGGTAAATCGTGCTCTGGTACAACAAGTGATCGAAGAAACTGAGAACCCAGCTTTATTAGATGAAGGTGGTTTAACGATGGAATCTTTTACAACAGTTCCATCTAACGTTAATCGCCTTTCACTAGAAGCAATCACTGAACAGCAAAAGAATATTGCATTAGGTGCAGCTGCTGCTGTCGGTGTAGGTTTAGTCGTTAAATTGATTGCGATCATTTGGGGCTTTGTTCGTAAGCTATTTAGTAAACAAGAACAAAAACCAGGTGAGAAAGCCATTGATTATACGAAACAAGTTGCCATCCGTGAAGAAGAAGCGGAGAAAGCGATCCTTCGCCTTGAAAAATCAAATGTGATCCGTGAACAATTAAAACGTTTCCAAGATGCATTTGAAGATGAGGCCAATCGTAATGAAGCCGATCAAAACTTACATGAAGCATGGAATGAGTTATTACAACAAGCATTTATTAAAGGTAGTCAAATGGATGCAATCCAAGGTATCTTCAATGACATGCCTAACTACAGTGCAACCGCAGTAGAATGTAATGCCACCACTCGTGAGTTAATTGCAGATCTTCCTGAGAAAGGGGCAACCCCAGAAGGGAAAGCCTGGTTTGATAGTAAAGTTAAAGATTGCTATCGTAAGTTTGCTCCTCAAGCGATTCGTAAGAACCTTGAGAAGATCAAAGATGTGCTGGATAAAGCAGAAGGCATGCGTGATCACATTCTACCTTGGAACAGTGAAACTGAGGAGATGGTTTACAATGCGATCAAAACGCGTAAGAACATCATCTTCTTAAACAAGATCATGGAATACGGTCCATTTGCTAAAGATAGTCTTCTTATTAAAAATAAAACCTTTGATGAAGAAGCGGCAAGTCATCTTGATAAACTTAAAGAAGTGGCTGAGAAATCAACCATCACAAAAGAAGTCGGTGCCTCACTTAAAGAATACATCACTTACTTTGGTGATAACATGAAGTGCTACTTTGCAGTACTTAAATTGTACATGTTAATTGCGGGTAGTTACGATCGTTTCATGTATCTTTATAACAAACAAGGTGGTAAATACTTTACCCTATTAAAAGCCATTGCAAAAGCAGCCAATAAGCAAATCAACAGTTTCCTCAATAAAGATGGAACGGTTAACCTAGATAACCTTGATGAGTTTGCGGTGAATATGGAATATAAGATGGGTGAAGGTTGGACATTAACCCCAGCTAAGGGAGATGACTAATGAGTTTTGATAACCAAGTTGAAATCCATGAAGAAATGGGTGATGTAACACCTGAAGAGACCGTATCTCAAGAAGGGATCGTTTACGAAACCAATGAGAAATCTCAGTTAAATGAGATGGTACAATCTCATCTTGCTGGTATCGCTCAACAAGAGGAAGCCTTTACTGAACTAGAACATGTTAATGCAACGACACCTTTAACGGAACGTATCCGTGGTATCGTCAATAACGAGAAAGTTCGTTTAGTAGAAGTTTCAAAGACAGTTGATGTACCAGCTGAACCTACTCCATCAGAAAACCAATCTGAAGAGTAAAAAAAA